TGGGACGGAGATCGCTTTTGTGATTGCCCTGACAACGGGGTGTTTTTAACACATGGAAATGACACCTGTGCCAACTGGAAAGCTGAGGAATGCGCCACCTGCGCCTGGTACGAGGACTTCCAGGGTGTGTGCTGTAACGGGGATTCCCCGCACCGCGCCGACTTCACGGAGCCGGATCAGCGGTGCAGGGAGTGGGAAAGGAAGGAGGACGGCCATGAGCAGTGAACTGTGGCTTGGCTATGTGGTGGAGGATGATATGTTGGAGCCAACAAAACATAAGGAGAAGGCCAACATGGATAAGCCGACGAACAACGATCAGCAGGCCAAAGCAGACGCAGGAAAGCCTCGCCCTACGCTCACTCCCGTCAGCCTGATTGATGCTGTGACAGCGGTCCGCATGTACGGAAACGAAAAGTACCATGATTCTGAGAATTGGCGGAAAGTGGAGCCGCAACGTTACCGTGACGCTCTCTACCGACACTGGCTGGCCTATCTCAAGGGTGAAAAGTGCGATCAGGAAAGCGGCCTGCCTCACCTGTGGCATTTGGCTACAAACGCGGCGTTTTTGATTGAGATGGAGAGCTCCATCCACGACGGGGAGGGCGACGACGATGATTAAACTGCTCCTTTTCCTGGGAATCATCCTGTCTATTGTCAAAGCAAATGGATGGTTTATAGTACCGATGCCTGTTTTGGTTTTCTGCTGGGTGATGAGTTTTGTTTGTTGGCTCATTTATTCGTATGCTCTTGGTGTAGGCGAAGGAGCCGCAAAAGAGATGAAGAAGCAAATTCGAGACGGGGAGGGCGGACAGTGTGAGTGAGTGGATCAGCGTTGAGGAGAGGTTGCCGGAAGTGGGGCAAGAAGTGTTGGTATACTGGCGGAATACATCTCAAAAAGCGGAACATTTTGAATTGACACATTACACAGGGGACCATTGGTATTTACTTGACAATACAGGCCGACCTTGGATTGAGGTTGTTGCATGGATGCCCCTCCCAGAAAGCCCGAAGGAGGGATGCGATACGAACGGAGAAGCAAAAAAATATACGGCGGAAGAAATTAAGGAATTAGCAAAGAAAGCATTTGAGGCTTGACAGAACAACGGTTTTATATTATGATATAAGGGGAATTTATAAATAAAAATGAAATATAGCAATCCGACTTGGGAGCCTTACTTCAAAGACATCGCTCCTATTCTATCAAAACTCTACTTTATGACCAACTTAGGAACTATCAAATACATTGTGGCGACTATGATTTTCAAGAAGATGTCCTTTCTCGAATGGAGGAACGAACATTGGACTTAACAAAATACGAAATGGAAACTATCTATAACTACAATCAGGAAGAGCCTCTTGCCTCCTGCTACACGATGGACCGTGCCCTGATCCGCCGATTAGATGTACTTGCCGAAAAACACAAAGAAATTACTTTACTTAGAAGTGGTGAAGGAATGAGGGAATATACTTTCCCAAAGAAGTGGATTAAAGTCCGCGCCCCAAAGAAACTATCGGACGAACAGCGTGAAAACATGGCAAAGAGAGCGAGAGAGAGGTTTGGGTTTGCGAAGGAAGGTGACAACTCTGAGCAAGAATGATACGACTATGGAGCAAGGGAAAACTATCGTAAAGGCAAGGGGCCGTGGAGGCAAAGAGAACTTTCCAAGCGTCATATCTGGAGCAAAGGCAGAAGATATATCCCGCTGCATGGGTAACTGTATGATGTTCTATGATAGACCCATTGTTAAATCCGATGAAGAGTGCAGAGAGCGACTATATGAGTTCTTTGACACCTGCCAAAAAACAGGACAGTTGCCTACTGTTGAGAAGATGGTCATGGCATTAGGGACTATCAAGCAGACGGTTTGGAACTGGGAAAATGGGATTGGGTGCAGCTCTGTGCGCATGGACCTCATTAAAAAAGCCAAAGGATTTATTGCATCTTTTGAGTCTGAAATGGTCACAGAGGGCAAAATTAACCCCGTTGTTTACATTTTTAGAGCAAAGAACTATTTTGGTATGAAAGATCAGCAAGAGGTCGTTCTGACGCCAAATCAACCCCTCGGCGACTCTCCCGACCAAAAGCAGCTTGAGGAACGGATCGCTGGGTCTGTAGTGGTGGAGGAGTAAACGACTATCAGCGACTATTTCAGGAACTTTTTGGAAGTCAAAGGACTATGAAACGACTATTTGGAGGCTGCGACTATGGATGAAAATCCGTCAGGAGTTATCGACTATAAATTTTGCCCTCTGCTTATGAGTGGATGCCGAGCAAGCGGTGGTATCACTTTGAACGATATGTATTTGTGCCCCGGCTCCCGTTGCGCCTGGTGGGACGCAGACAAAGAGCGCTGCGCCGTCCTATCGCTGGCCCGTAACAAATGACAATACCCCGGCTTGCTTCCGATGGAGTGGGCCGGGGTCGCTTTATGCCTTGTGTGGCGCTGTGCGGGCCGCTGTGGGCCGTTTTGGTGAGTGGGAATATAGGGACACTACAGGACGGCAAGGCCGCCTTGCGAGCCTGTAAATGGCCTTTACGGAGGTTTTGCTTTTTTGCCTCTCCCCTGCCCCGCTGCGCAAAAATGCCGCCTGCGGGCCGTTGGAGGGCCTACAAGCGGCGGTAAGCTGGTGGAGAGTGTATAGGCATGAGCAAAAGAAAACCCGCCCCAGGGAAGCCCCGGGCGGGTTGTAGTGTCATGCTATCAGCTATCATATACTCCGAATTCCTCAATTTCTGCGGCGCTGGCCTCGTGGACCTGCTCCCAGATGTTTTCCCATCCGCCGTCCTCGCGGGAGAGGCGGTCAACCTCTGCGCGGTCCATGCACACGGGAGACTGGCCCCCGAAAATAACGTCAACATAGCCAGAGTTCGGGAAATAATAGGGTTTCATGGCGCAACCTCCTAATTTTTGTGTATTGATTGTATCGCGCCCGCACGGGGCAGTCAAGATTTTTTCGCCGTCTCCCAGATCACCATAAACGGAAGAAGGATAATAAACAGGATAATCAAGCGGGGGTCACCTCCTCCCGGATTATGTATTTAATCGGCCTGCTATACAGATCAAGGATTCCCTGTGCTTCGGCGCGTCGCTTGCAAGCTGCGGCATCTTCCAAAGTGTTGTATAACGCGCTATATGGGTGCCATTTGTGGCCCCGGCCTCCGATTCCGGCATATACGCGATATTTCACGGCTGTTTCCTCCGTTCTCCGGCGGGCGGGTCAAGCCCGCGCCGCGTTGATGATCCAGCGGGCCGCCTGATAGAGTGCCCGCGCTTGCACGTCAAGCCAGCTTTCCCGGCTGTTGGGCTGGAGGTCTCCGCCGCGCTTGCGCTTGTATTCGGATGGGATGCAAAGGCGCTTTGCTATATCTCCATCATAGATAAGCGAGCAGCCGCCATGACTGTATTGGCTCCAGTCCGTTGCGCCGTTAAGCAGGGCTTTTTTCAACAATTCCGGGGAGTCTGTCACGTCCATATCTTGCCAGCCGTGCTCTATGTCCTCTTGCAGGCCGTCCAGCAGTTCGGCGGCGTACACCTTGACGCCGTTATCCCATGCGCTGCGGGTGGGCTTGCTCTCGATGGCCTCGCGGATTTTCTTAATAGTTGACATCTTAATTTCCTCCTTGTAATGGAGGGCGGCCCCCTCCGGCTATTGCTTTTCCCTGCCGGTTGTGTTATAGTGGAGGCGGCCAGATGGCAGGCTCTAACCGCCTCCGTTTGGGCTTTAGATAGTCGCTTGCTTGTTCAGGGCTGGGCGGCTATCTTTTTTACTGCTTGGGGATGGCTTCCCGGATAATGCGGGCCGCGTCCTGTGCATCCTTGGCCGTGGCCTCTACCAGCTTCGCCAGGGTTTCAAGGTAAGATGCTAATTCGGTCTGGGTCATGCTATCAATCTCCATTTCGTGTACCTCCTGCCCGGTAGATTCAGCGCGGTTTCCCTTGCTGTGATTATATTATACTAAATTAGATTAGTAATGTCAAGGGATTTAATAAATATTTTTATGATTTTTTAAGGCGTTTAGAGTAGTGCATTATATTAAGAGTTTTTGCACAGCACAGAGGGACACCGGAGGGGGAAACGCCGATTTTCTAATGTAATAGGTTAGAAGCTTGTGGACAGCACACAGAAAAAAGATAAATATTTTTAGTAGAAATGACTTGACAGCACTAAACTTGTTTAGTATAATAACGTTGCAAGGAGGCGATGGAGAGTGGAGCCAGTTACAATCAATGAGGCAATCTCTAAAATCATGAAAGAGCGTGGATATACACAGTTTGCGATGGCAAAGAAAATAGGGAAAGAAAAAGCAACGGATGTATCTGCGAGACTTGCAAGCAAGAACATGACTTTTAACAAGGCGTTGGAGATGTTGGAAGTGATGGGATATGAAGTGACTGTGCAGCCTATGAAAACTGAACCGGGGCCGAGAATTAAGGGGCAGTATGTCATTGTTTCGAGCGAAGCCAAGAAGAGAGGTGGAGATGAGTGAAGTATGGATATGCTAGAGTGTCCACTTGTAGGCAAGCGAAGAACGGAAACAGCCTACAAGAGCAAGAGAGAATGCTGATTAGGGCTGGCGTATCACCAGAAAACATCTTTGCTGATAGTTACACAGGGACGAAGATGGATAGACCGGAATTTGATGCCTTGTTAGAGATTATCAAATCTGGTGACGAGTTGGTTGTATGCAAATTGGACAGGTTTGCAAGAACGGCTCCAGAGGGCGCTATGCTTGTACGTGACTTGGTGAATCGTGATGTTAAGGTGAATATATTAAACATGGGAATTGCGGACAATACCCCAATGGGGAAAGTCATGGTAACTGTTTTGCTGGCCTTCGCTGAATTTGAGCGAGATATGATTGTTGAGAGGACATCTGCCGGGAAAGCGTATGCGAGGGAGCACAAGGAAGGTTATCGGGAGGGGCGGCCTGTTGGCGAATATCCTAATTTCAAAAAATTTTTCAAAATGCAAAAAGACGGCTCCATCACAGTGGAGGCCGCCTGCAGGCAGATGGGTATTAGCAAAAGTCAGTGGTATGTGCTGGTAAGGAGATCGGCCTAAAAATCCGCCGCAGACAAAAAGGAGCGAAACAATGAACAACTTCAAGGTCATATATCGGATATTGAGGTACTTGGAAGCGGCACTTGACTGTGAGGAGTTTGATGTTGAGACGATCAGCCCGTTTCGACTGGGTGTGACCCGTGAGCGTTGGGAACAGATTTTGATTATGATGCAGGACAGCGGGTACATTAAGGGAATTGTTGTGACGAAGAGCCTGGGAGATATGAAGCGGCATATTACGGAGCCGATTTGCCCAGAGATCACGATTATTGGATTGGAGTATCTGGAAGAAAACAGGTTTATGCGTAAGGCGGCCAATATGCTGAAGGGCGCAGTGGATGTTGTAAAGTGAAAAATCCTGTGTAAAACAAAAAGGGTGATAAAGATGGACTGGATCAAATGCACTGATAGGATGCCGCCGGATATGGAGCCGGTGATGGTGACGCTGATGTTTAGTGACGCTGATGGAAAGTTCGTGTGGGCGGATGCCCGATACAACGGCGTGAAATGGGAATATCTATCAAATAGCTGGGATAACGTGTGGAGCGACGTAGATGGGGAGGTAACTCACTGGATGCCGTACCCAGAACCGGCGGAAGATTGAATAATTGTAGTGCCAAGTGCCTCTCCAGATGGAGCGAACAGTGCCAAGTGCCTTTTATCTTACGGGATAGGAGGCACTTTTTTCGTGGAAATTCGAGAGTTAGTAGTGAGGGCATTTCAGAGAGATTTGTCCGACCCGTCTGCGCTATCTGATGCGTTTGATTCAATTAGGCTGTTGGAGCCGGAAGATTTTTCGCTGGCACACGAGCGGAACAAGGAGGTGCGGCGGCTGTCTGCAAAATTCGCCGCAGAACAAAAAAGCCTCCGCATGTTCGAGCTAAACAAGCGGAGTCTGCTGTTTGATGCCCCGTATGATTTTGACTGTTTTCTTCGTTATATTGAGTGGAATAGGCCAAATGACAAGCGGTTTTATTTGCCACGCAGAAAGGTTCTTCTCTCCATCGTAAATGCGTTTCAGCAAGTAGCGGATGGAGCGTTAGACTTGCTGACAGTCAGCCAGCCTAAGAGAACTGGTAAGACCACGCTCGGATTGATGTTTGTTTTGTTCCGCGCAGGACAACATCCTGGAGGTTCTTCTATCTGTTCCGGTGCGGGCAATGATCTGGTAAAATCGTTTTACACTGGATGCCTGGATATTCTGCAAAAGCCGGAGGAGTATCTGTACTACGATGTGTTCCCGAAAGCGAGGCTTGCGGCTACCAACGCGGACGAAAAGACCATCCACCTCGAAAAGAAAAAGCGGTTTGCCACAATCACTTGCCGGAGTATCGACGGTGCTCTAACCGGTTCTACAGAGTCTACACCAGAAGGTGTAATGTACCTGGATGACCTTGTGTCTGACGAGCTGGAGGCGAACAACAGAAACCGCCTTGACACTTTGTGGGATAAAGTGCGCGGCGATTTGCTGGGCCGTCGTTTGGAAGGGTGCCCGATTGTAGCGCAGGGCACACGGTACAGTCTGTATGACCCCTTGGGCCGCTTACAGGAAATTGCACCTACAATGGGGTGGCGCACAAAGGTTGTTGAAATTCCGGCTCTTGACCCAGTTACCGATGAAAGCAATTTTGAGATTATCTTGAATGGGAAACCAGCGTTTACGACGGAATATTACCGGCATGAGCGTGAACTGGTGACACCTGTTCAGTGGGCCAGTCAGTTTCAACAGGAGCCGTTTGAGGCAAAAGGCCTGCTATTCCCGGAAAATGAACTGAACAGATATTTTGAGTTGCCGGTAGATCAAGAGCCGGATGCCATTATCTCTGTATGCGATACGGCTGAAGGAGGCGGAGATAGCGTTATGATGCCGATTGCGTACATCTACGGTGAAGATGTATTTATTGAAGATTGTGTGTTTGACAACAGCACCCCGGAAGTCACAAAGCCACAGTGTGCTAAGAAGCTGGTAGAGCACAAGGTTTCGGTTGCCACCTTTGAGAGCAACAACGCAGGAACTTACTTTGCCCGTGACGTTGAAGAACTGGTCAAAAAAGTGGGCGGTCGAGTGAGCATAAGAACACGGCGTACTATCAGCAACAAACAGACACGCATTGAAATGGCCTCTGACGGAATTTTGAAGCACTTCTACTTCAAGGATAAGTCTCTATATAAACCGTCCGATCAATACGGACAGATGATGCGTGAGCTGGTGACATATACGAGAACAGGCAAGGTAAAACACGACGACAGCCCTGACGGATTAAGCCTTCTTGAAAATGAAATTCGCAACTTAACTTGGGGGAAAGCCGAAGTGTTTAAGCGTCCGTTTTAACATCACATACAATCCATAATAAATATATAAATATTTGTAATACGAGAGGAATGTGGTACAATATATGTGAGGTGAGTGCAGTGGAAAAGAACAACGACAAAAAATGGATTGGTCAAAAATTTGGGAGATTGACTGTCATCGGATTTGAGAAGAAAAAGGAGCCAAGTAGAGGATGGAATTGGGTGTGCAAGTGCGACTGTGGAAATAAAAAGGTAGTATCGCCGCAAGATGTAAAATTAGGAAAAACAAAGTCGTGTGGGTGTTATCACGACGAGGTGTGTAAATCCCGTGCAACCAAATATAATCATTTAGTTAAAGATTATCCAAGATTACATAGGATATATCACTGGATGAAACGAAGATGCTATGATCCTAAAACACCAAGATACGAAGATTATGGTGGGAGAGGGATTTCAGTTTCAAGAGAATGGATGGATAAAGCGCATGGATTTGATAATTTTGCGCAATGGTCAATAGATAATGGGTATTCAGATCAACTCACGCTTGATAGGATAGACGTAAACGGGGATTATTGCCCAGAAAATTGCAGGTGGATAACATATAAAGAACAGAACGGAAATAAGAGAGATACAAAATGGGTTGTTTATCAAGGAGAAAAAATTCAACTTAAAAAATTATGCGAGAAAATGGGCGTTTGCTATGACACTGTTCATAATCGCATATATTCTTTGGGGTGGGATGTCGAACGTGCTATTATGGAGCCATCACAACAAGAAAATTCTCTCAGGAAAAAATGCAAAGAAAAGGGTATGAATTATGGGACGGTAAGAAGCCGAATAAAGCAATTCGGATGGTCAGAAGAACGCGCACTAAACACACCATCTGTTGGACGTGGGGCAAGCAAAAAGACATATACGAAATGACGCTTTTGATACTTGGGCAATGTTTGCTGAGTATGCCCAACAACTTGAAGGAAACAAGGTGGAGGTATTCCGGTGTCCGTTTTAAAATACAAAATATTGCGCATAAACTATTGATAAGCACTATATATTGTGATATAATAAAACTGGTAGGTAGATTCCTACCACCTGTCCACCATCTTTTTTCTCACCTCCTTCACACGGATGGGGTGGCGGCGATAGTGTCGCTGCCCCTACTGTGTGAAATATATGCCGCACGAGTGAATCAGCCCAAGAATCCGGGCCGGAGGGTCGCCCCCTCCATGCGGCAAAGTAAGCTGTCTCAAAGTACACGAGGCTGACTGTGGAAAGACACTATACCGGAGGCTTACAGTGCCTAATTATGCACCGGAGAAGGGTAAAGGGCACCCGCCTGTCATGGAGGCGGAAGCGGTGGCACTATGACGGCCACTGAGTGTGCCGACACTTGTAAAGCGGCTGCGCCCGGCGGAGCGTGTAGAGACGGAATCCGCCAACATGCAGGGGCCAGAAGCAGGGTAGCTCCCAGGCTGTGCAACTCAGTCCACCTGCTATATTGGGTCGCTCCCATCCGTGGAAGCCGGACGCTTGTGTAGGGCGATAGCTACCAGCGCTATCCTGCTGAAAACTGCCGTGTTTGCCTGTGCACGGGCCTCCCAATACGGTGTGACAATCTAAGCGGGAAGCGCATATATGCCTCTCCTCGCCGCATGAGGCGGGCGGTGGCACCATTGAGCGGTGGCGGAATAAGGTAGACGCTGACTGGTAGGGGGATACACTCGGTGGAAGTCCGGGGGGCCTGGTGGTTAGGTAAACACGCCCTATGGAACCACGCTGTGAGGTGCAAATCCTCACCCGCTCAAACAATATACGGGTGTAGCTCAATGGAGAGCGTCGGATTCCAAATCCGGAGGTTGGGGGAACAGAGCCTTCCACCCGTGCCAGGGCGCAAGTCCTGACAGAGTTTCTTGGCGAAAGGCAAGTGAGCAAAGCCGAAAAACTCACAACATACCCCGAAAGGGGTATATCTGGACCATTGGCCCGATGGTCGGGCGGGCCCCTCATAAGGGCTTGGTCTTGGTTCGATTCCAAGATGGTCCACCAGAATTAGAAAGGAGTCGCCCAACTGAATGAAGATTGACATTTATTGTCCGGTCTGTGCCGCTGCTGGCATCAATCATGGAAAAGGGCGGCTTTTGATGCAGGTGGATAGCAAGGCAGTTGGTGTTGTTTACCCATACTGTAAGGCTTGCAAGAAGAACATCAAAATCGAATTGAAAGGCGAAAAGAGCGCCTGAAAATATATAGTTTAGTGCCAAGTGCCTCCGGGCAATGCCTGGACGAAGCGTGCCAAGTGCCGATCAGTTACCGAGAAATCCTCGGTAGTTGGTCGGCATTTTTGTTTGTCTGGAGGTGACAAGGTGACTGAAAACGATACTGTTCGAGCTATATCTGAGTGGCCGGTCAATGGTTTGACGGGTCGGCGTAAAATCTACACCGCGAAAAAGAGAGTCACCCCGGAAAACGTGGTGGAGGTGCTGGGCAAGGCACTGGCCGTGCATCGCATCAACAGGGCGGAAATGTCCTATTTGTATGACTATTACAAAGGAAAACAGGACATCCGCTTAAAAGATAAAATCGTCCGCCCGGAGATCAACAACAAGGTGATGATTAACCGGGCGAACGAAATCGTGGTCTTCAAGTCTGCTTACCTCCTGGATGGCCCAATCCGCTATGTGTCCAACGGTGGAGAAGATGATATTTCCGCCAGTGTGAACACGCTCAACGAGTACATGCGATCTGAGAGTAAAGACACTCTCGACAAGGAGCTGGCCGACTGGATGCACATCTGCGGTGTAGCGGTTCGTATGGTACTTCCCGATGAGGCTGGGGAGGAAGATGGCTCTCCCGCCTCTATCTACACCCTTGACCCGAGGGCGGCGTTTTGCATCTACCACAGTGGCGTAGGGCAGAAAAAGGTCGCTGGTGTTCTGGAACAGGTAGACGAGGAGGGCCAGCCCTACTTCTGCGTGTACACCCCCGAATGGTATTTTGAGGTGCAGAACGGCCAGATCACTAAGCAGGAAGCCCGTACCATCCCCTACATCCCCATTGTAGAGTATGTGAATAACGACGCCCGCATGGGTGCGTTTGAGCCAGTTATCCCCATTCTGAACGCGATCAATATGATTGAGTCCAATAGGTTGGACAGTATTCAGGATTTTGTCAACGCATATGATGTGTTCCAAAACTGCGAACTAGAAGATGGCCAATACAAAGAACTGGCAAAGGGCGGCATGGCGATAAAAATAAGGAGTTTTGACCAGACCAAAGACGCCAAGGTCTACCGCATTGCTTCTGAACTGAACCAGACCAACACGCAGACCATTGTGGATGACCTGGAGGACGCATACCTGACCATCTGCGGAATGCCGAACCGGAATGGAGGTTCCTCTACCAGCGACACCGGGCAGGCAGTCATTTACCGGGACGGCTGGTCTGCTGCCGAGAGTCGGGCCAAGGACACGGAAAAGACATGGGAGCGGTCGGAGCGGGAGTTCCTGCGGCTGGTGCTGTATATCTGCCGGGAGACTGGCGATTTGGGCTTGCAGCTATCTGACATTAAGCCGGAGTTCACACGCAAGAACCTGTCCAACATCCAGTCCAAGGCCCAAGTGCTGGCGGAGATGCTGAACAACAGCAAGATTCATCCGAAGCTGGCGTTCCAGTACAGCGGGCTATTCAGCGACCCAGAAGAAGCTTTTAGGATTTCTATGGCCTACTACGAAGAGAACCAGCGCAAGATGGAGCGGAGTTTGCGGGATGAGCTGGCAGCGGAACGGGCCAACGAGGATAATGCACAGAAAAGTGAATTGGAGAATGAAGAATGAAAAAGTTGTTTATTTCTCAGCCCATGCGGGGAAAAACCGACGATGAAATTCTGGCCGAACGGAGTAACGCTATTCAGGCGGCGAAGGACAGCCTTGGGGAGCCTGTCGAGGTCATTGACAGTTTTTTCGGCACATCGGATATGAGCCATGCGCTGGAATATCTGGGCGAAAGCCTGAAACTGCTGGCTACTGCTGATGTAGCATATTTCGCTCCCGGCTGGGACAAAGCCCGTGGGTGCAAAATTGAAAACATCTGTGCTAAGGAGTATGGGATTCCTACCATTGAGGCTTAAACAAGATGGATTCTGGATATTACGGTCTCACCGACAAAGCCATCGACCTTTTGAACAGAAGGGCGGTCAAGCGGTTTGAAGACGCCAAAGACGAAGCGGCGCAGAACGGGTTTGATGAACTCAATGTGCTGGAAGTCACCCGGACGCTCTATGACCAACTGCGTAAGGACAACCAAGATGTCTTTCTTGAACTGGCGCAAGAGCGGTATCAGGATGCCAAACCGCATGGAGAGGAAACGCCTGATTTAGCGTGGTTGCTGGCTCTGCTGGCGGCGTACAACGCTGTGACGAAGGTCATTTATGACAACGATGTTGACCGCAAGAGGCAGTACACCGCTGAGGGCATCAATTCCAGCACAGCCAAGGTGACAGAGTTCCGGCGGGGGCTACATTACTGGGCTGATCTGACCGCTACATATGGGGATATCGTGACCGATGAATCCACCCTGAAAGCCTATCGTGATGCCGGGGTGAAAAAGGTGCGCTGGGTGACTGCCGGTGACGAAAAGGTGTGCGAAACCTGCCGGGAACGAAATGGGAAGATTTATTCCATCAATTCGATCCCACCCAAACCGCATAGAAGGTGCAGATGTGTGTATGAACCTATGAGGTAAACAATGAAAAGAAAAATAGTTGCGTTCATTGGAATATTACTTATTTTTTCGATTCTAACAGGATGCTCAAAAGCAATCACAGAGGGAGAAGTTATATCCAAAGAATTTACACCTGCTCATACACAAATTATGTTTATCCCTATTGTTCACACAAACGGGAAAACATCATACACAACACTTATCCCTTTTATTTATTACTACAACGACAAATGGGAAGTGACTATTCAGCAGTACGATGATGAACAAAAAGAAATGCTTTCCGCAACATATCGAATTACGGAAGAAGTTTTCGATGCGGTAACTATTGGTTCAGAGTTCGTGTATTCAAATGATATGGAGCCATTGGAGCCAGAATATACAAGAGAACGACAATAAAGTTTAAGCGGCCCAGCCGTTTGATGCAGACGTAGCATTGGGAGGAGAGAAAATGGAAGGTATTATTATGGCTAAGTGCCGTGGATTTGAGGGGAATGTTTTGGAGTTAGATGCGGCCGAACTTTCCACAACGAAATTGGACGGGGAAGTAACGAACCACACTCGGTATTTCATTAAGCTAAGGGAGAAGACGGGAGAAATTATTGAGATAGATGGAGTATTTGCCTCTGACATTGAAATTCAGAGCATTATTACATGATTACAAACGGAATACGGATATATCTGGCGATGTGCCAGTTAATCATGGTAGAGAAACCATAAATCCCAAGCTGGCGGAGATGCCAGGATAATAAAGCCCAAAACATAGTGAGAGAACACTTACAAAACCCAAAAGGAGAATTTACATGAAGATTTCCACTGACAGCATCCATGGTTTCGCCGAAATGAGCGACGCAGACAAGGTTACTGCCCTGCTGGGGCTAGATGTGCCTGACCCGGTTGATCTGAGCGGTTATGTGAAGAAAGAAGTTTTTGACGCCAAGGCGACCGAAGCGGCCAACCTGTCCAAGCAGCTCAAATCCAAAATGACCGATGACGAGGCCGCAAAGGCGCAGGCTGACGCTGATCGCAAGGAGCTGGAGGACAAGTACACCGAACTGCTGCGCAAGTCCACTATTGCCGAGCACACCGCCCGCTATATCGCCATGCCGGGCTATGACGAGAAGCTGGCCCGAGAGACGGCTGAGGCCCTGTTTGACGGAAAGATGGATGTGGTCTTTGCCAACCAGCAGAAAGCCAACGCTGCCTATGAGAAGAAGCTGCGGGCTGATCTGGTGAAACAGGACCCCAAGCCTGACGGTGCTGGTGGTGGGAACGAAGAGAAGAACGAAGCCGTTGAATTTGCCAAGAAGCTGGGCAAACAGCGGGCCGATGCTCTCAAAAACGCAAACGAAGGTTTGAAACACTATTTTTGATTAAAAAGGAGAGAAACAGATGAAGTTTACCAAGACTTCTGTTGGCGGCACCATTGAGATTCTGGCCGCTGACGATTTTGTGGCGATCCCCATTTGTGTCACGGAAGCCGCTGCTGTCCCTGCCGGTATGCCCATGACCGCTGCGGGAAAGAAAGTGGCAACCACCTCTTATGCTACCGCTGTTGGTATGCTGCTGTATGATGTGGACCCGACCGAGAACCCCAATGGCGCTTTGCTGGTGCAGGGTGTGGTGGACAAGAAAAAGGTTGAGTCTCATGCCAGTATTACGCTGGACGCCACTTTCAACGTGCCCGGCATTATCCTGCGGGACAACATTGGCGTGAACGAGTAAGGAGGGATACATAATGGATTTGAGAGAAGTTTTTACCCCTGCTGCGATTGCGGCCAACTGGACTGAAGTCGCCTCCAATCAGATTCCCTACCTGGGTGCTACGCTGTTCCCCGCCCGCAAGAAGGCTGGTCTTGACTTGTCCTGGCTGAAAGGCTCCCGTGGGCTGCCTGTCTCTCTGATGCCTTCTGCGTTTGACGCCAAGGCAACCTTCCGTGACCGTATCGGCTTTGAGAAATTGGAAACTGAAATGCCGTTCTTCCGTGAGGGCTATAAGATCAAGGAGAAAGATCGCCAGGAGATGCTGCGGGTGCAGGAGTCTAGCGACCCCTATGCTGCCGAGGTGATTGCCCGTGTATTTGACGATACCCGTGACCTGATTGACGGCGCGAACGTTGTTCCTGAGCGAATGATTATGCAGCTGCTGTTCCCGGAAGGCGGCGATGTGGGTATTGCGATCAAGGCAAACGGCGTGAACTATACCTACAAGTATGATACGGACGGCTCCTGGAAGACCTCTAACTACACCGCTCTGACTGATATAGCCACTTGGGACAAGCCCTCCACGGCTGACCCCTTTGCGGCGTTCAAGACAGTAAAGGATGCAATCCGATCCAAGACCGGTACTGAACTGACGGTCGCTATCATGAATTCCTATACCTTCAATCTGTTGGCCAAGACGGATGCGGTGAAGAACCGTTACCTGACCACTAACGGCCTGTCTCTTGGCTACCTGACCGACACCGAGGTAAAGGCGGTCGTGGAGTCCACTTCGGGCCTGCGCATTGCGATTTACGACAAACAGTACCGTGATGAAAGTAAGGTTGCCCATGCATTTGTGCCCAATGGGTATGTCTGCCTGATTCCTGATGGCGCACTCGGTGGCACTTGGTATGGCACCACTCCGGAAGAGGCGGATCTGCGTGGAGCGTCCAGCGCAGAGGTTTCCATTGTGAATACAGGTGTTGCGATTACCCGTATTCTCCAGGAGCATCCTGTAAACATCAACACCTTCGCGTCTGAAATCGTCCTGCCCTCCTTTGAGCGTATGGACGAGGTGGCAGTGCTCAACGTCCTGGGGGAATGATCGGGTCTGACACTCTAACCCTTTTCCCCGGCAGTCAGACCCTATTGGGGAAGCAAGTGTCCGAGCTGGTAGGAGATGACCTGACGGTCAAGGCCGATGGCTCCGTGACCGGTACATTTCATCATGTGACAGGATATACCGATTTCAGTTCCGAGCCGGACGAGCAGGAAGGTTATTACTTCCCATTCCACTTGACCAAGACCGGGACCAAGATGACATTTAAGAAAAACGGTTCTCCGACCAAGCAGGGCATTACATTTGACCCGGACATTATTTTCCGGGTAACAAAGGATGACACCTTTGAAGTCCTTGTGGATGACAGCAGTGTTGTGAAGTTCAATTTTGCTGGGGCCACATTTGAGAGCTAAAAAAGCGGGAGGCAGCATGAAGTTTATTCCAAATTACCGCGTGTGCTACGATGGCCGATTTTATGAGGCTGGTGTTCAGTTCCCTATCAAGGCCGACGACGCGGATATGATGAAGCGGCACGGGACGGTGTTGGATGAACCGACGCCGCCTCCCGCCGCACCTAAAAAGCCGGGCAGACCTAGGAGGGCGGACAATGGACAATCTGGCGAGGTTGAAACTCCGCACGAATGAGCCGGACGATGCTATCCTGGAGGACTGCCTAGAAAGCGCAAAAGCGGCGATCATGGCGAGGCGGTATCCTTTCCAGGAATGGCCGGAGGAACTGGAAAGCCGGTATCTGGATTTGCAGTTCCGGGTGGCGTTAGACCTTTATAACAAGACCGGAGCTGAGGGCCAGATCGGGCACACAGAAAACTCAATCAGCCGAACGTGGGAGTCTTCTTGGATTTCCGAGCAGTTGCTTTCTGAGGTGACGCCGCTTGCGGGGAGGGTGAAATGATGCGCAGCCTACTCCGCAACCAGCAACCGGTATTCTACAAGCTATACGAGGGCCAAGAGGAAATAATTGATGAATACGGGAATCCGACCGGAAGCTATATCCCCATCTACAGCGCATTGAAATCCGCTATGCTGTGTGTCTCCCCAAACAAGGGAAATTCCGAAGTGGAGCAGTTTGGCTCTTTGGAAGATTATGATCGGACGGCAACCACCGCAGACACGGCCTGCCAAATTAACGAGGATTCTGTTTTGTGGGTAGATGGGGCCGATACTGACGGCCCGTATAACTACATTGTGAAGCGGAAGGCACCGTGGAAGAACAGTATTCAATACGCTATCAAAAAGGTTTCTGTATCCGAGTACGAAGCGGAACAAAAACTGTTTGATAGAAAAGCAGAGATTGAGGCGGCGATGCTAAGTGCCAAAGATCAAACTGAAGCTGAGCACGGACTCGATCAACCAAGCGTTGAAGGAAGTCAAGGCGTATCAGAAGAAGGTTGAAAAAGCCGCTGATGATCTGGTGAGAAGGCTCACAGAGCAAGGCGTATCCCTGGCCCAATTGAATGCATCCTATATGGATATCTATGACACTGGAGAACTGATGCGTGGCATTGAAAGCCAGTACAAAGGAAAGATTGGATTTGTTGTGTCCACAGCTACACACTCCATCTTCTGTGAGTTCGGAACGGGCATCGTTGGAGCACAGAACCCGCATCCAGAGGTTGCGATTGCTGGATGGAGATACGATGTGAACGAGCATGGGCAACTAGGCTGGTGGTACATTGGTCGAGACGGAAAATCCCACTGGACAAAGGGAATGCCAAGCCGACCGTACATGTACGAGACCGCTAAGATGTTACGTAGCATGGTTGTGCCACTGGCAAAGGAGGTCATGCGTTGATAGACATTGAATCGTTCCTTTTCAGTCAAATCGCAGGGGCGCTTCGTTCCACTTATGAAGGAATTTTTGTGTCTGGCGAATATGTAGATAGCCCCGCACGTTTCCCGGCCGTCACCATCGTTGAGAGCGACAACAGCGTGCTTCCAAAAATGAGAACGGCAGCACCAAATCTGGAAAACGCCGTATCGATGATGTATGAGGTAAACGTCTACACGAACAGCGTAGGGTATAAAAAGTCCGAAGCAAAGGATATCATGGAGACCATCGACAATGAGTTTTGCAAGATGGGCTTCACAAGAACCATGTGCAATCCAGTGTCCAACTTGCAGGACGCCACTATTTACCGCATTGTCGCCCGGTATGAGGGCGTAGCGGACAAGAATTTTAGAATCTACACAAACTAAAAGGGTTGACAGTGCCGAGTGCCTTTGTGCCAAGTGCCTCCCTAAAAAATTAGGAGGTACTATTTTTATGGCTGGAATCCAACTTAGCACCGCGGGCGTGAAACTCCTTTATGCGGCTGAGGCCACGGCTGGCACCCGCCCTACTACGGGCTATGAAGAGATTAGCATCCCGGAACTGAACCCGGAGCCTGATAACCTGGAGACAACCACGCTGGCAGAGACCGAATGGAAAACCTACATCCCGGGCCTGAAGGATATTGGAGGTGCGCTGTCCTTTACGGCAAACCTGACCGAAAAGTCTATGGAGGAATGGGAGGGCGTTGTTGATGCCTATGACACCGCCGCTGCGGAAAATAAGGCCACCTGGTTCTGTATCTTGATTCCTGGTCTGACTAAGGCACTGTATTTTACTGGTCAGCCCTCCCCGATGGGGATGCCTGCTATGGAAGTCTCCGCTGTTTTGGAGACGACCCTTTACATCACCCCGACCGGAGCGCCTCAGTGGGCGGCTAAGCCTACTGATCTGGAGACCATGAGCCTCAAGTCCGCGAGAAGTAAGACTGTAGAAGTTTAAGGAGGAAAAGGCATGAGCGATAAGATCATTGATATGAAGGACCGAGTTAATCCTGCCCGTGTAACTGACCATGATACTGGAACGGTTTATGAACTGGACTTCACTAGAGAGAGCGTAAAGTTTGCGGAGAACCGTGGATTCAAGGTTGACGAACTGACGGTTTTCCCCGTGACCAGAATCCCGGAGCTGTTCTACTATGCGTTCAGAAAGAACCATAAGAATGTGTCCCGGTCCCAGACCGATGATCTTCTGGAAGGTATGGGAGGTATGACAACTGCCCTGCTGGAGAGGCTGATGCAGCTTTACAATCAGGCCGCTCTTACACATCTTATCGCCACTGACGAGGATGCCGTAAAAAACGCGAAGGTGACTGTGGAGCTGTAAAAGGCCCACAGTCCTTCACGGATCTATTTGAAGCGGAGTGCCCCTACTATCTGTCCATCGGCATGACTTGGGAACAGTATTGGTATGGCGATGTATGGATGGTAGAGGGATTCCGTGAGGCAGATAAGCTTAATCGGAGAAGGACAAATGCGGCAGCCCACATGATGGGAATGTACATTTATGAAGCCTTCTGTGATGTAGCTCCAGTTCTCCATGCTTTTGCAAAGAAGGGCACGAAGCCTATTCCCTATAGAACAGAGCCGTATCCAATGAGAGGAGAAGAAAAGACAAAGCTGGAATCAAGTCAAGAGATTGAAAACGAGCGTTTGAAAGCACAGCTTTTCTTCAGAAATTGGGCTAGATCTGCCCAAAAGAAATTCGGATAGTTCTCCGGTTTGTACCTTGAAAACTTTATATTGAGATAGCGGAGATTTTGAAAAAAGAATTTCTGTAAAAATTATATCGACAGAATTTGACAGCGGGAAAAATGGAGTATATAATGATAACGTGGAAACCCGCTGTCGCAATAGATAGAGACAGCGACGGTTAAAAGGACGGTTGCCTGACATCCCGCGAGTGCGGAATGGAGGCGTGTATAGAGCCCTCGCGGGAAATTTTCCTGGGGAGGTGATATACATAACTCTTCAAAATTTGTTTTGGATCGTTTCTATCATCTGGATCATTATCCAGGTGTGGGATAAATTCCGAGACAAAAAGAAGTGAGCCGTCTGCCGCAAACAGAAGGCTCACTGCGTGGTTGGGGCTGACACCCCGGCTATGTATGGAGTAGCTTATGTACTGTGGCAACCGTCTTTAGGGTTTCCACACTTTTATTATAGTATTTTAGGAAAAAAAATCAAGCGATTTTGAAAAAAATATCTTGCAATCTTAGCGAGTGAATAGTATAATATTTCCCTGCTTTCAAATGGACTTGAAAATTATCTCTCAACTTTATCACAAGTCAATTCTTTTGTCAACTGAAAATGGAGATTTGACGAAAATAAATTCGATGTCTTAAGTTAATTGGGATAGCGGAGATTTTGATTGCCTCCTCCCTCGAATTATGGTAAGATTTGGGGGAGGAGGGGATTGAATGGTAAGCAATATTTGTGTGTTTCTTGTTATTGTTTCTATAATTGCAACTCCAATTTTATTGCTTGTATCTTTGATAAAATGGATACGAAAGAAGCCAGTGAAAAAAATCCTTTTGTCTGCACTTTTCTCATTTTGTACGATTTTTGTATGTTCTTTTATTGGTGCACTCTCGATGATGCCTGATTCATCCAATAATGCAAATTTTGAGGATGATGTTATATCGCAGCAAGAAGATGATAGGCAAAACGAAGAAGAAAATATCTGTGAACATCTCTGGGTTGAGACAAGCCGAGAAGAGCCAACCGAAGAGGAACAAGGGATCAGTTATCAGAAGTGTGAGGTGTGTGGAGAGACAAGGCGCTGGTTCATTCCGAAAATTGAGCACGTTGTAACTTTCGATGAGATTTATCGGGAGTATAAGAGCAACGAGTTAAGAGCAGATGATAAGTATAAAAATAAAAGATACGAAATAACTGCGACAATCAATGGAATGGCTACAGGTGGCCTTTTGAACTGGTCTGGTGGCGCAACGCTTACTATGGAAACAACAGTAGATAATACTATCGTTTTTTTCTATGCGTCATTTGAAAAAGAGCAAGAGGAGGCACTTAAATCCCTTGACGTTGGAGATGAGATTACATTTGAGGGAGAATGCTTGAGTGCAGGAACATGGATAGAATGTGAACTGATTGATTGAAGATAGTTAAATCCCTCCGCTTAGAAATAGGCGGAGGGTGAAATTTTTTGGGAAATCTTAAAAAATAACTAAATAAATCGAAGTCCCCGCTATCTCAATATAAAGGAGGCAGCGGGGATCTTTATATTTTCAGTGCCAAGTGCCACAGTGCCAAGTGCCGAACTTAAAAAGGTGGTGGCACCATGGCTGTTGACATTGATAGTCTGCAAATTGAAATAGAGGCAACTTCGAGTGATGCGGCGGCAAAAATCGACGCATTGGCTACCGCTCTGACCAACTTAAAAGCAGCGGCTAAAGGCGGAGCGGGGCTGACTACGGTCTCTAAGCCAATGCAGGCACTTGCATCGGCCGCAGCCAGCTTAAATAACACGGGCATAGGCAAGCTAAGAAAAATTGCGCCAGCACTGAATAGTTTGTCATCTATTCAGAAATCAAGCGGCTTAAATTCCACCGTAAATGCATTGAAAAAACTGCCGGAGATCAGCACTGCTCTCAACAAGGCCGACCTTGGGAAGTTTGCACAGCAGATGAACCAGGTAGCCTCCGCAATGCGCCCACTGGCAACGGAGATGCAGAAAGTGGCAAACGGGTTTTCTGCGTTCCCGATTCGGATTCAGAAGATCATCCAGAGCAATACTGGGCTGGCAGTTTCCAATCAAAAGACAGCCAAAAGTTTCGGCGTTCTCGGGACTGGAATCAGCTCCGTTCAAGCGAAGTTCGGCGTTTACCTGATTTCATTCCGCCAAATCGCCTCTGTTATGTCTAACTGGGTGAAGGAATCGAACGATTATGTTGAGAACCTGAATCTATTTACTGTTGCTATGGGCGATTATGCATCAGAAGCTAAAGCATACGCAGAAGAAGTCCAGTCGTTGCTCGGCATTGATCCGTCCGAATGGATGCGGAACCAGGGCGTGTTTATGCAGATGGCTTCTGGCTTTGGCGTTGCAACAGACCAGGCGGCACTCATGTCCAAGAACCTGACACAGCTTGGATACGATATTTCCTCTTTCTATAACATTGGGATTGAGGAATCTATGGAAAAGTTGCAGTCTGGTCTTGCTGGCGAGATTGAGCCTTTGCGTCGGCTTGGCTATGCAATTGACATTGCCTCTTTGGAGCAGGTTGCGCTTAATCACGGTATTACCGAAAGTGTAAATGCTATGACTCAAGCAGAAAAAGCTCAGCTGCGCTATGTGGCTATCATGGAGCAAAGTGGCAATGCTATGTCAGACCTTGCCAGGACTTCCATTACCCCGGCAAATGCTTTACGCATCCTGAACCAACAAATTACACAGCTATCCCGTGCGCTTGGCAACCTTTTAATACCGTTGCTTCAGCAAGTCATCCCATGGGTACAAGCATTTGTGGAGGTCATTACAGAGGCGATTCAGGCACTTGCCGTTCTATTTGGATTTGAACTTCCAACAATTGATTATTCAGGGTTGGAAGGAGTAAGCGTTGGGGCCTCTGAGGTAGAGGACGCTATTGGTGGAGCCACAGATGCCGCAAAGAAGATGAAGCGGGAACTTCTTGGAATTGATGAGCTAACCATTTTGGAGCCTAATGCCTCTGGCGGGGGTGGTGGAACCGTTGGAGTAGGTGGTGTTGGTGGTGATCTTGGGCTGGAATTGCCTGAGTATGATTTCTTGAACGGGTTAACCGACCAGACCAATGAGTTGAAGGAGTCGGTAAAAGACCTACTCTATAACTATATAATCCCGATTGGAACAGCACTGGCAGCTTGGAAAATTGCAGGGCTAATTGGAAACTTAAAAACTGCAACTGGGCTTCTCGGCGGGATAAAAAGCATGATTGCGGGAGGAATCATTGCATATCTTGAACTCCAACTAGCGATTGGAGCTTTTGGGGATTTTTTCTCTGAAGGAGGAGAAATTTGGGATTTAGTAAAGGGAGCATTGGTTGTAGCCCTCGGAAGTGGTCTTTTGTATGCAGTATTTGGAGGCCCTGGAATTATTCTTGGATTGGGGATTGGGCTTGTTGCAATGATTGTGTCTCTTACAAGCGCAATTTCCAGCGGGCTTGACTACAACGGAGTGAAGACAAGCATTGGAACGTCTCTTATTGCGGGCCTCGGAGGAGCCATCGGCTTTCTTGTAACAAAGACACCGCAAGGAGCGTTTATCGGGTTTTCCCTTGCGACTGCGCTGCAATTGAACCTAAACAGTATTTCAGCTCATATTAGCGGACAAATCAGCAAGGGGACAGAAGAGAGTATCTTCACTATACTTCAAGCCGCTTTTTCCTCTGGACTTGCTGGAGCAGGAATTGGATTTGTAATTGGAGGTCCGGCAGGAGCGGCAATCGGATTTGTTGTTGGAGCCGCATTGAGTATTGTCGGACAAAATGTAGCCATTGATTTTGGGAATTGGTATAAAGAAACCTCCAGGATTGTTGATGGAATTGAGGTACTGGATAACAGCATTTCAGAAGCAACTAAGAATAGTGTTGATCCATTTTTGGAACAAATGCGAGACCTGGATGATTCGATGGCGAATCTGGAGTTTAGAGGAACCGTTATAGACGATTCTGTAATTGCAGGCGTTCAAGAAAAAGTGGACACCATTGTAGCCACAATTACAAACGGACTGGATTCAAGCAAAAATGATGTTCTTTCTACATTAGAACCACTTGCGGGTATTCTTGGATCAGAAAAGTACAACGAAATTCTTGTAGCAAATCAAAACTACTATATGCAGGCAAAAGAAGCGGTTGCAGCTGGAGAAGCGGAAATTAGTGCAATTATGCAAGAAGCCGCAAGCCAGAATCGAGCACTTACGGAAACTGAATGGACTGAAATCACAGGTATTCAGGCAGAAATGCTAGATTTGGGTGTATCAAATCTTTCAGAAACGCAAATCGAATATGAAACCATTATGCGAAACTTGAAAGATAATGCCGCACACATTTCTTTGGAACAGGCCAGCGAGATTATTAAGAACGCGCAAGCGACCAGAGACGAGACAATTTCAGCTGCTGAAACGCAGTACTCTACGGTCCTTCTAGAAGCCCAAAAAATGCTTGATACCGGGGTTATTAACAGCGAGCAGTATCAGGCTATTGTGGATGCTGCAAAAAACGCAAAGGATTCTACGATTGCAGATGCTACAGAACAATATGAGTCCATCTATGATACGGCCTCTACAAAGTTAGGAGATTTGTCACGATACATTGATGAAAACACAGGGGAAATCAAGTCCATTTGGCAAGTGTTCTGGGACGACGTTGGACTGAAATGGAATAATTTCTGGGGCAGCATTGAAAACGGATGGCAAGATTTCAAGAAGTCTTTCAAGTCTGGTTGGAATGAATTTTGGACAACTGGCCTTGGTGGGGCAGTAGTTGGCGGAATTAACGGGATTATTTCTACGGTTGAGACGGGGTTAAATTGGATAATTGAAAAAATAAACTCCTTATCTTTCACAACGCCGGATTGGTTGCCGTTTGGTCTTGGTGGAAAGCGATTTGGCTTAGATATTCCAAAAATCACACTTGGAAGAGTTTCAATGCCAACATTCGCATTTGGGGGATTTCCTGAACATGGCGAAATGTTTATTGCCAGAGAACAAGGCCCGGAGCTGGTTGGCCGCATCGGGAACCGGACAGCGGTAGCAAACAACGACCAGATTGTGGAGGGCGTTGCCGCTGGTGTGACATCCGCCAACAATGGAGTCATCAATGCTATCTATGCTATGGCTCAGCAAATCATAGCTGCAATCGAAGAGAATGGCGGAGATGTCTATGTAGATGCTGATGGAACTGTCACGCAAAACAGGAGGAACCGGATGTACGGAAAGACCCTACAGCGGATATAAGGAGGCGATCAGATGGTACTAAAAATAGATGGGACCGATATCGTTCCTTATATCGCTTATGGGGGAGTAAAGTGGCAGAGATCAGACGTGGATGGAGAAGGGGCAGGGCGCATGCTGGACGGTACGCTGGAGCGTAACCGTATGGCGACAAAAATCCGTTTGGATGTGACCTGCCGCCCCCTCAAATCAGCTGAAGCAAGCATTGTGCTTTCGGCTATTATGCCAGAATGGGTATCTGTTACATATTTCGACCCTCAAAAGGGAAGCACGGTTACGAAGACCATGTACGCAAACAATAACCCGGCCTCGTACCTCATCAAGCACCCAGACGGAACGGAATGGTGGAGTGGGATAACATTTCCGCTGATTGAGAAATAAGCCATGGAATATAAAGTTGTCATTGACACAACTGAATACACAGATGCCGACATTCAATCCGGGAATATTGAACGACCTTTGTTTGATGAACTTGGGATTGGAAACGCCTGCATGGCAATGCTGAAAATCGTCTTCAAGCGGAAATCGGTCATTCCCAGAATGGCGAAGATCGTGCCGAAGGCGTTGGTGAACGGCCAGTGGGAACAGCTCGGCGTGTTCTATCTGGATGAGCGGTCTATAAAGCCGACGGGGATTATGACGGTAGTGGCCTATGACTCCATGTTAAAGGCTGACAAGGTATGGGTTCCGGATCAATCGTTGGAGTTCCCCATGCCAATGGATAATGCGGTGGACATCATTGCCGAACTGATGGGCATTACCGTTGACCCTCGGACGAATGTAAGCCACGCCTATACCATTGACTATCCAGCCAATGATTACACCCTGCGGGATGTGTTGAAATTCATTGCTGTGGCGAACGGCGGGAACTGGACAATCACCAGAAATGACCAGCTTTTGTTAGTCCCTTTGGTTGGCAGTATGCCGCCTGAGACACATTACCTGATTGAAGAAAACGGATTCGCTATCACCTTTGGTGGAGACAGGATTTTGGTATGAACGGAAAAGTTTTTGTAGGGCAGAAAGCTCTATCACTAACTGAATACGAAAAGAAGGCCCCCATCAGCGGCGTTATCCTTTGGGTGGATGATGAAAACTGCTATGAAGCTGGAGACGAGACGGGGACTGTCATAGAGCAGGATTGCCCGTATGCCTCACAGCAGATGGCCGATAATCTTCTGGCTACCTTGCAGGGGTATTCCTATCAGGGACTAGAAGCAAATGGGGCCAAAATGTCACCGATTGCAGAGCTCGGAGATGGAATGACGGTGGCCGGGTTGTACACCCAGCTTGCCTATCAAAATATCCGATTCTCTACTGGAGAAGTCATGGATATGGCGGCTCCTGGAAGCGATGAAACCCTTCATGAGTACAAAACTGAGGGAGAGACAACAAAGAATTTTAACCACCAGATAGCCCAGACCAGATCTCTGATCTCAAAAACCTCAGAAGAGATATTGCTGAAGGTGGAGAATGAGCTGGAAGGGTTATCGGCATCCATTGATGTAAAGTTGGATAGCATCACATCTCAGGTATCCGGTTTGGATGGCCGAGTTACTACTGTTGAACAGACAGCAAATGGGCTGACAACCACCATCAAAGGGTTAGATGGAGAAGTAACTACGATTTCCCAGACGCTGGACGGATTGACGGTGACCGACTCTGGAGGGACAACAAAAATCAAGGGATCAGTAATCGAGACTGGTAGTCTGGTGCTCACAGGAATCATCTCGTGGGGAGACCTTGACAGCGGAGTTCAGGGAGACATCAATGAAGCGGTCAACACAGCAAACGATGCCTATGATCTGGCCTATGACAATCAACTACCAAGTTACATCAAGAGCACATATATCAGTTCCACGGAGGTCAGAAGCCCGACCATTTCAGGTGGGACCATTATAGGGTCAGAGATCTACGCCACCGAGGACGGAGACACTTACGCAATGATGGACGGAGACTCCTTTATGCTAATGCGGACAGGCAGTTCTCAGCCCAGAGCCGTCCTTGAGGCAACAGACCGAAATGTAACGCTGGCACTCGGAACGGGCAGTGGCACCAGCCGTGAATCTGGACGCTTTTTTGTTGCGAAGAGTTATAGCGCTGGAACCGGAAATACAGGGGGCATATATCTTATAAATGACCGGGAAGAAGAAATCGGGATCGTCTTTTTTGAGGATGGAACTATTGGTTTCTCTGCGGACAATGTTACAGGTGTCCCGGTCAGATTCGGATAAGGAGAACAAGCATGGCCTTTTCTGCATCCTTTAGCTCTATTACTGAGACCTCCGCCCGATTTAGAGCATCGTTTACAGGAGGAGATTCAGGTTTTTCTTATTACAGATATGTCAGGCTTGACATTGATAGAGATACCTATGAGATCCGGAGTGATTCAGTCGGAGGCGCTTCATCTTCCTTTTCTGAAACAATTAGGGGACTGGACCCTGGAACTACTTATGACTGGGAAGCACAGCTTGGATATGAGGATGCGTCAGGGTCCATTACATGGCTGAGCATTTATGACAGCGGTTCTTTTACTACAGATTCAACGGCACCAGCTATTGATCTATGGTCCTGGAGTTCGTCTAATGGCGAGGCTAGTTCAAGCCAGACAAGAGCGGCCAGAAATGCCATGGATAATGAAGAGCCAGCAGAGAATTTTCCACATGAGGTCTGGAACGATATTGTAAATAAAGTGCAAGAGGCGCTTGATGCCTCTGGACTTAGCTGGGAGCGAAGCAGCTCTCAAGGCGCTACATTATCACGCTCCGGCTGCTTGATGTCTTCTGGGGACACATTGTTGACTGCTGCCATGTACAACTCCGTCAAATATCAAATTGGTCAAGGGAACGGATCGGACGGTATCTATGTAGATTCGGAAGATGAATTTACATGGTCTCATATTGAAAGCCTGACGGATTATCTCAACCTTTGGATCGAAAGTATATAGGAGGACCTATGAAGGAAGTTAGTGAAAAACTAAACAAAGTGTTTAAGTGGCTATCCGCCATTCCAGTCAGTGGAGAATCAGTGGACCTCATGTTTGCGGCCAAGCAAGAGCTGAGGGCAGCATATAAAATCCTGAACGAGATGTCCAAGGAGGATACCGATGGCTGATAAGAACATAGGGTCCCTCCCTGCGGCATCCACAGTAGACGATGATTCGCTGCTTGTTGCAGAACAGCAAGGGCAGGCGGTAAAGGTCACTGGGGCGCAGTTCAAAGGATTTGCCCAGCAGGCAGTCCGGCAGTATGTTGAGCAGGCCCAGGAAGCGGCAAGCGATGCGCTGGAAGCCTCTGAACAGGCACTTGAGGCCGTGGCTGGTATTGGTACTGCGGTGGAGGATACCAAGGCAAACAAGGAAGCCGCAGAGGCCGCTCAAGCAGCCGCAGAGCAGGCGAAGGCCGGGGCCGAAGCTGCCGCCCAGGGTGCAGCGGAAGAGGTCAAAGAAGAGCTCCAGGGGCTTGTAGATCAGGCGGAGACCGCAAAGACCGGAGCAGAGACAGCGAAGAGCGGAGCGGAAGCGGCAAGGACTGCAATCGAAAATATGCTGGTAGAGGCCATCACACTGGAGACTGGACAGCCGGCCACGGTCAGCAAGTCTCTGGTAGATGAGGTCGTAAAGCTGACCTTTGGACTACCGGCTGGTCCTGTTGGCCCACAAGGTGAGACCGGAGACCCTGGCTCCAGCATTGACCGCATCGAGCGCACGAGCGGCACTGGGGCGGCAGGGACTACAGACACTTACACCATCTATCTGACTGACGGGAAAAGCAGTACATTCCAGGTCTACAACGGCGCTGATGGTATTGGATCTGGCGACATGCTGAAAAGCGTCTATGACCCGCAGGGAAAGAACACAGATGTTTTTAAGTATGTAGACGATAAGATTGCAGATATTGATATCCCCACGCCTGAGAACATCGTTACTGTTCCCGGCGGTGGTCAGCTGGAAATGTCGGAAAGCCTGGGAAGCGGCCCGTACACCATCACTTTCTCGGAAGATGAGGGTGAGGGAGGCAGCTTTTCCGCATCTGATGTGGATTACAGCAACACCACCAGCGGTTTGGAGGCAACTGATGTTCAGGGGGCTATTGATGAGCTGGCGGGGCGTCCTTCAAGCGGTCTAACTCAGGAGCAGGCAGACCAGAGATATTTGAAGCTATCTGGTGGGACAATGGAAGATAGCGCCGAAATCATAGGGAAAAATTTGGTTATTAGCTCAAATACAATTAAAAATGACGATTTTGGCGCATTTTCCGTCAGCGGTACTAGCGCAATGATGCAAAGCAAAGAGCAAAATTTTATTTCATTTGTGGGAACATCGACCGCAGAGGCGCATATGTTTGCACAATATGACTTAAATTCAAGCGCCTATTCTTCTGTCGTGGCTAATGGAGAAAAAGTCAGGCTTGAAAGCGTTCAAGACAATACCCACAAAGCATATATGGAGTTAAAGCATGACGGTCAGATAGGTTTTGCGTTTTACAGCGGGGAGATAGTTCACATGTTCTCAGTAGATGCAAGCGGAGTAAATGTGTTCGATCCTCCGACAGAAGGCACCAATGTGGTCAATAAGGATTATCTGGAACAAGCGATTTCAGATGCCGGGGGCACAGAAGTTGAAACGACATTAACTGTACTCACGGCGTCTGGGTGGGATTCCAATTCCAAGACACAAAGAGCCGAAGTGACGGGAATATTGGCGGATGAAACTAAGCAGCTTATACAGCCAGTGCCAGCCATCTCATCTCAGCAGGAATACATGGCAGCAGGAATTATGGCAACAGAGCAAAGCGATGGGGCGTTGATTTTTACTGCAAAGACTGTTCCGAATACAGACCTACGAGTATATATAAACATACAATCCGTAAAGTATTCCGTAAACCTGATTTCATTTTCCATCGATGATGCACCATTTCAAGCGGAGAGTGGTATGACATGGTACCAATGGGTTGGAAGCCAGTACAATACTGCTGGATTTACATGCAGCAGTACCAGCAGCTTTGTTTATGATTCTCAGGGAACAAAAACAGTTGTGAAGGGAAGTAGCAAAGTAACTGGATCAGGGTTGATTGAATCTGAACAGGCATACACCACACAAAGAGACAGTGGTGGGATAGATTGAGTAATTAGGTGATGCAATATGATTTTCAATCAAAATGTGACAGGAGGCGGCACCGATACCAGCGATGCCACTGCGACGGCTGGGGACATCCTCTCTGGCAAGACAGCTTATGTGGCCGCAGGAAAGGTAACGGGGACCATTGCCAGCAAGAGCTCCAGCAACCTAACTGCAAGCGGGGCCACTGTGACAGTCCCCGCCGGCTACTACCCCAGTCAAGCCAGCAAGTCGGTGGCAACTGCCACCCAGGCCACGCCCAGCATAACGGTGTCCAGCGCCGGACTCATTACTGCAAAATCGACTCAGAGCGCCGGGTATGTGAGTTCCGGGACTAAGTCTGCGACCAAACAGCTGACTACCCAGGGGGCGCAGACCATCACGCCGGGGACCTCTAATAAGACCATTGCCAGCGGGCGGTATCTGACCGGCACCCAGACCATCAAGGGAGACGCCAATCTCGTGGCCGCCAACATCAAGAAGGGCGTGAGCATCTTCGGCGTTGCGGGGACCAACGAGGGAGAAGATATCGTTCAGAAGGTCATTAGCGAAGGAACTGAATTAGGTACCGCCGAAAAACGGGTAAGCATCAATGTCTCGATTGGTGACATTATTCATGTTGTCGTCAAATGGAAACCTTTATTTTCGGATGTCCCCGAGTATTCATATTTGAAATACCTCAATGACGATCCAAGTGTTACTAATGCAGTTAAGAGCTATGCTCTTGGGTATAGTGGCGATACCGATTATGAAATTGACGTTGGTACGTTTATGTTTGTTACAGTTGAGAGAACTGCTAATGCTGCCATTTTACGAATTAGCGGAGTTGCTTTGGAGGATGGAGTTCTTGCCAGATATAGTTTTTCCGAATTAAAAGCCACTGTTTACTATCTCATTGAGTAAGAGAGGGTGGACACCATGATATACGTCAACGGAAAACCAGTAGCCGGATTTGGCTCCGGGAAGTCCCGGCAGTTTTCGGTCTCACTCCCTGCCAGTGGGTGGATCGAGAATGAGCAGATTGTGAGCAACGACCTGTTCAAATCCAGTGGCTACGCATATCTGGCAAACCCTGATTCGGATTCCTATCTAGCGTGGGTCTCTTCGCAAGTTCGGCCGGAGGATGAGGTAGCGGTGGATGGGAAGGCGGTGTTTATCTGTGCGGAGGCCCCTGCGTCAGATATCACAGTCAACATCATCCGTATGGAGGTAAAAGATGGGCAGTAAATTTTTGACGATGGTTGGCGGCGGAGCAGGAGGCGGAATCAAGCTGGAGAGCATTGCCATCACGACACCGCCTGACAATATCACATATCTCCCCGGAGAGGTCTTTGACCCTGCGGGGATGGTGGTCACGGCGTCGTACTCCAACGGGGCCACCCTGACGGCCACCGGCTGGACCTACTCTCCCAGCGGAGCACTGCCCGAGGGGACGAGTGAGGTGGAGATCATCTACACCGAGGCCGGGGTGACAAAGACCGCCGTGCAGGCCATCACTGTGGAGCGTGGGACCATCTCTGTGCCCACGGTATCCGGGAGCCTTACATACAATGGACAGGCCCAGAGCCCCATCCTGACGGGCTACGATGCAGACAAGATGGTCCTATCCGGCGACACGTCCGGCACGAACGCTGGGAGCTATACAGCGGTGGTCACGCCCACGGCGCAGTACAAGTGGTCGGACGGAAGCACGGAGGCAAAGAACATCCCCTGGTCCATTGCCAAGGCCACCCCCAGCATCACGTTTGACCCGACATCTGTGAGCCTGGATACCTCCACCACATCTCAGGCGGTGTCTGTCACCTACACGGGGGACGGAACTCTGTCCGCACAGTCTGATAACTCCGGCGTAGCTACAGCATCCCTGGATGGGACCACCCTGACAGTAACAGGCGTGGAGACCGGCAACACGGCTATCCAGGTATCGGCCAGCGAGGGGACAAACTACACGTCGGCCAGCGCCTCTCTGAGCGTGGCGGTGCAGTTTGCGATTATCATTCCGGTGGTGCCAACACAGAGCGGAAGCCTGACATACAAACCATATACGTTGCAAACAGTATCATGGAACAACTACGACCCGGATCAGCTGACCATTGGAGGGAGTGTCAAAGGCACCAATGCAGGGACTTACACCGCAACATTTACTCCTAAGCCCGGCTACCAGTGGTGGGATGGGACTACGGAGACGAAAAACGCGACGTGGACGATTGGGAAGAAAACTCAAGCTGTCCATTTTTCTCCATCATCTAATATTGTATTGGATGCCCAGAATAAAACTGCAACAATTAAATATTCTGGGGACTTCCATGGTCCGGTTTCTGTTTCTTATTCTAATACAGCAAAAGAATATTTTGATGCATCTGTTGATACCGAACAACAGATATTTATTATTACAGCTAAAAAAGAGACAGGAGATCAAACTTTTTTCTTAACTTTCGTCTTTGAAGGAGATAAAAACTATTCTGAAGCTAGATACTCAATAAAAGTTACTGTCGAATCCCTCACCTCCGTCTTCGGCGTCTCCTGGGACAGCTCCAACCCATCCACCGCCCTGACCCGTCTGACCAAAGCAAACGATCCCAACAAGCTGGTCACTGTGGACATCACAACCGAGCCCGTACCCGCAGTTGGGACAGGCTCAGGCTCCTCACCATTCGACAGCTATATGCCGTGGATGGGGATGGAGGAGTACTGTGCATCCCTTGTTGGTTCTTCTCCACCAAAAGAAGTTTCTGCTTTATACAAAAAAGGTGAAGATGGATTTGAACGGACTAATCCCATTAAGCCTGTATTTGTTAAAATACCGGAATTCTACTACAAAATCGAAAAGATTGGAAATACATTCCGATATTACGTTTCAGACGGGCCGAAAAGTGTATTTTCGCTTCACCCTGGGAGCGGTTGCTATTTGGCAAGATACGAAGGTGTCAAAGGAAACAGCAGTGGCACTTCAACGCTGAGGAGTAATTCGGGCCTTACACCTTCGACTTCAGATACAAGAGACGGATTTCGTGTTACGTCAAAAGCGACTGCCACCGGCTTCCAGCTCCGTGACATCGCCGCATTGTGTGCCTATAATTTGTTGCTTCTGGTCGAATACGCCGATTGGGATAGTCAAAAGAAGATAGGTCAGGGGATCGTCAACGACACAGCCGTCCATAAAACCGGCGAGACTGATGCCATGGTCTATCATACCGGCAGAGCACACTCAGGTGATAACGCTGCGGTGCAGTATCGGGGAATTGAGAACCCGTGGGGGAATGTCCGGGAGTTTGTTGATGGAATCAACTTCCAAAACCGGACCGCTTACATGTGCACAGAACCCGATAGTTATGCTGATGACACCACCGAAAATTACATATCCTCTGGCATTACTCTTCCGAACTCCGGGTTTATTAAAGGATTTGGGTTTAGCTCCGGTTTCCCGTGGGCGTTTATTCCAAATGATAATGGAGGGAGCGAAACGACGTATATCCCGGATTACATGTACTCGAGCTCCGGGCAGAATGTGCTTAATGTCGGGGGTTACTGGACGGGTGCCTCGGGTGCCGGCCTGTTTAGCTTCAATGCGAACTTCGACTCATCGGTTATCAACAATGTCACAGGCGCGCGTCTCCAATTCCGGGAGGTGAAAGCATGAGAGTAAGAGGCGATAACAACCCTGGCACGTTCTCTATCGAGGCTATGCCCAATAAGCCCGGCTGGTGTCTGGTGCGGTTCTACGAGAATGCCCAGGAATATACCGAAGAGCTGGACGAGACCACCATCACGGGCTGGGAATACGACGAATATCACCTGGAACAGCCCGCCATCTCCCAGGAGGATATCGAGGGCAACCTTGAGGTCTATCTGAGGGCGGCGAAGGAAAACGAGGTCACCCCAGAGAGCCGCCTGGAGGATGTGGAGAAAAACAAGGCAGACAAGCAGGAGGTCGCCGCAGTATGGGACAGCATGGCGGCGGCGTACCAGGAGGGGGTGCAGGAGGCATGATGACGAATCAGGAACTCATTCTGGGCGTAATGCGCGCCCAGGGCAAGGCCGACGCACTGGATCTCCGCGCCCGAGCGCCGGAGCTGGACGGAACGGCCATTATCGCAGAGGAGGCCAAGGTGCCGCAGTTCGACGGCACGAAGGATTACTCCAGCTGGGCCATCGGCTCCCCCGTGTGGGAGGAGGTCAACGGAGAGCGGCAGGTATTCACCCTGCTCCAGCCCCACAACGCCAGCCACTACCCCGGGAGCACCCCGTCCAATACGCCGGCGCTGTGGTCGATCCGACACACCAAAGACCCCTCCAAGGCAAAGGAGTGGGTTGCCCCCTACGGCACCAGCGGCATGTACATGTCTGGGGAGTGCTGCATGGACGGCGGCGTGGTATATCGATGCCTGACGGACAACACCGTACATAGTCCAACAGATTACCCGCAGGCGTGGGAAAGGGTATAAAAAATCCCCCTGTAGGAGCTTAACTACAGGGGGCGCATCCGATTGTCGAAAAAGGGGGTAACCTTTTTGAATTGGGAGCCGGATGCAACGCCAGTATAGCACATCAAAAGAGGGCCCGCAAGAGGAGAGCAAAAATTTTGTCGAAATGGAGATACTTACCTGATGGACGATAAATGCTTGATTGACCCGCAAAGAGACTGCCTGGGTAAAATTGAGGCCGCAAAGCTAGAGGGGCGAATTAAGTCTTTGGAAGAATGGCAACAGGAATCAAAGAAATTCCACAATAGCTTTTATGATTGGCAGAGAAGCCAAATTGCTAGAGATGCAAGGCTGGATGAAAAGTTAAATGGGATGGATATGAATATCAAAAAAGTACTCCAAGTCCAGGAAGCGTGCACATTGAAACCTGCCAAACGCTGGGATTCCATTGTGGATAAGTCTATTTGGGCTGTTCTGGCGGCGGTCATTGCGTTCCTGCTGGCGAGGATCGGCCTATGAGCACGCAGATGATCCTAGCCGTTGTAGCGGCGTTCTCTCTGGCCTGTGTGTTCTGTCTGGGGCTGTGGTGGCTGTCCACCCACCGGTCCAAAAGGGGGCGCATGGAGACCATGAAAGCCGCCGTCTGGCTGTGCCTGTGCAATGGCTGCGCCTGGGTGTGGTGCTCCTATCTGCTGGCCTATCTGGGCCGTGAGCAAATCGCAGAACAGCTATCCGGGAAAGCCGTCACAGAGATCATTGCCGTGATCCTGGCTTACGCCATCAAATCCCTGGTGGAGAATCTGAGCAAACATAACAACTGGCCGGATAGATCCGGCAAAAAGGAGGAAACCACCCATGAATGAACTGACCAACTATCTGCCCATGCTGCTGGCCCTGGTGCTGGCGCTGACCCTGGTGACCAACATCATCGTACAGGTGCTCAAGAGCCTGCTGTACGATATGCTCCCCACCAACCTGCTGGCCTTCCTGGTGGCCGCGGTAGTGACGGTGGGGGCGGGCTTCGGCCTGTGGTCCTATTACCGCTTTGCCATCACCGGCTGGATGATCGTGGCGCTGATCGCCCTCATCTTCCTGGTAGCCTTCTCTGCGATGTTCGGTTATGACAAACTGGTGCAGCTGATGGAGCAGGCGGGGTGGATCAAGGCACAGAAGTGAGGAGGCGCACTATGGAAACCGCTGAAAAGATATTGGAGATCGCCCGGTCGCAGATCGGGACCAAAGAATCCCCGGCCAAGAGTGATAATGTGAAATACAACACTGCCTACTATGGAAGAGCAGTCTCGGGCGGTGGATATCCCTGGTGTGCCGTGTTCGTCTGGTGGGTGTTCCGGGAGGCCGGGGCCTCTGACCTGTACTATGGCGGAGATAAGACCGCCTACTGCCCCACGCTGATGTCCTTCCACAAGAAGCAGAAGGTGACTGACTACCGCCCGGGAGACATCGTGTTCTTCAACTTCTCTGGCAGAAGCTCCGCCGGTCATGTTGGCATCTGCGAGAGCTGGGACGGGACCTACATCACCACCATTGATGGCAACACCGGAAGTGCCAGTGAGGACAACGGAGGTGCGGTACTGCGCCGCCGGAGACACAAGAAATTCATTGTGGGCGCATATCGCCCCGAATATCAGGAGGATGATGATATGACTCAGGATCAGTTTAATACCTTTATGGAGAACTATTTGAAAGCGAAAGCAAAGGAACCGGCCAGCGATTGGGCAAAGCCGTTTATTGATACGGCAATCGATGTCGGAGCCATGACCGATGTGGGCGGGACGATCGAGCGGCCCAAGTCGTGGATGACCCGTGAGGAGTTAGCCGTGGTGGTTGCAGCGCTGGCAAGGAAGGGATAAAGAAAGGACGTGGAGCATGAGCGCAAGAGTAAAACTTCCAGAACCGTTGGACAGGCTCTTGCGCTCTCAGCTCGAAACAGCCATCCGGGAAGCTGCCTTCCATAGAGATGATGACTTGATCGCAAGGCGATATATTATCGAAAAATGGGCACAGATAGATATTGCCGCCGAACTGGGCTGGCGTAGATCCACTGTTGGAGATCACTTGAAATATATCTTAAAGCGAGTGATAGAGGTCTCTGAGCAGCTGTACACAAAACGTACATAAACCGCACAAAACCCCGACTGGGACCGCACCCAGCCGGGGAATTTTTTTGCGATAATTTAAGCATGGAGGACGTGGGGATCAAGGGTTGGTACACGTCGCCGCCCTCCTCACGGACTCCATTATTTTTATACAAAGGACGTGTGATATATGACCCCGGTAGAAAGGCTGGTGGCTGCCGGCATCCGACCGGACTGTGCCGCCGAGAGTGTGATGTGGTATCAGGCCCAGGGGGATGACTATGGGCTCCAAAAATACGTGGATGAAGTAGAAGCGAGGAAGGAGGCGCTGGACAATGGCCGGATTTCCTAATTATACATACCCCGCTTATGGCGGATACAACCCAGTAACTCCGTTTGCGCCCGCTCCACAGATCTACCAGCCTATGCAGCAGCCCTCTCCGCAACCCGTACAGGCCACACAGACGGTTGGGAATACAAACACACAGCCTAACTTTTTCTGCCGTCCTGTGGCCTCCAGAGAGGAGGCGCTGGGGGTCCCAGTGGACTTTATGGGTGCTCCCATGTTTTTCCCCGACCTCGCTCACAATGTAATCTACATGAAGCGATTCAACACCAACACCGGCGCGGCGGATGTGTTTGAGTTCAACAGCCAGCAGCAGGCAAGGGAACAGCCGGCGGAGAATGTTGCCCCTGCTTTCGCGCCTCTGGATGAATTTATGGACATGAAAGATACCATCAACAATCTGAAAGACGAGATAGAGCGGCTGAAAAAGCCTGTTTCCAGCGGAAAGGCGGGGAAAAAGAATGATGCCTCCGATGAATAATCCCATGATGGCCATGCTCCAAATGGCGCGGAACGGCGGGAATCCCATGCAAATGCTCCAGCAAATGGCTGGGCAGAACCCACAGGCCGCCCAGGCTATGCGGCTCATCCAGGGGAAAAACCCGAAGCAGCTCCGCCAAACTGCGGAGAACATGGCAAAGCAGAGAGGGACCTCAGTTGAGGAGATCGCAAGACAGCTTGGGCTTCCGATGAAATAAAATAGCGCACTCTTTATCAGTTTTCGGGTCTTGATAAAAACCGCTCTTTGGAAACATCCGGGGAGCGTACGGCCCCGATGTAATAACTGATAAAGGAGTATATACAATGGATAACGATTTTGCGACTGGCTATGCGCTGGGCAGCGATTCCAACGGCGGCAACTGTAACAACGGCGGCTTTTGGGGCGGTGACGGCTGGTGGGCTATCATCATCTTTGCCATGATCTTCGGCTGGGGCCGCGGTGGTTTCGGCGGCTTCTGCGGTGGCGGTGCCAGCACTGATCCCGGACTCCAGGGCCTTGCCACCCGTGCAGATGTAAACGAGGCCATTGCCTTCAACGGTGTGGAGCGCGGCATCTCTGCTATCCAGCAGGGCATTTGCGACAGCACTTATGCCCTGAACAACAGCATCACCAGCGGCTTCAACAACACCAATGTGGCTCTGCTTCAGGGCTTCAACGGTGTCCAGTCTCAGATGTGCAATATGGCCGCTCAGGCTCAGGATTGCTGCTGCCAGACCCAGCGGGCCATTGATGGTGTGAATTACAACATGGCCACCAACACCTGCGCCATCCAGAACACCATCCAGGGCAGCACCCGCGATATCCTGGAGAATAACAATTCCAACACCCGCGCCATTCTGGACTTCCTGACTCAGAGCAAGATCGATTCCCTCCAGGCGGAGAATCAGTCTCTCAAGCTGGCTGCCTCTCAGGCCAACCAGAACAGCTACCTGACCGCTACTCTGGATGCCCAGACCTCTGAGCTGATCCGCCGGATCAACCCCATGCCTGTGCCCGCCTATCAGGTGCCCGCCCCCTATCCCTACTGCGGGGCCTATAACAATGGCTGCGGCTGTGGCTGCTAAACTGGTCGAAATCGACCCCTTTAACTTTCCGGCTCTGCCGTGACTATTTCGGGGCGGCGGGCTGAGTGTCTGCCGCCCCTGATTTTCTGGAGGTAAACAACATGCACACTATTGATGAAGTCAAGCAAGAACTCATTGAACATCTCTATAGGCTGGATAAAACGAAAATGAGCGTTTCAGATTTGCGGACTTATGCCGATACCGTTCAGATGGCTTGCAATATCGTTAAATCAGACAAAGATGATATGTTTTTGGAAATGTTCAGAACAATCAATGCCGGTGTCGGATTCAACCAGGCCGCTGTAACAAAGGAGGATGGTTGACTATGGCCTGTAAACCTGTATGCAGACTCTGTGACCGGCTTGTGATCTCTCAGGCGGTCGCTTTTACCGGTGGAAACCTGGAGATCAACCTTCCTGCTGGTTCCTACAACAACGGAGAGAAGTATTGCGTGGTCGTGGCTCAGGCCATCCCCGACACCACCACCATCAATGCTCCGGTGTATTTTACCATCGGGACCGGGACTACTCTCTATCCCATGACAAAGCGGAATTGCGCTCAGGTCACCGCCTGTGGCATCCGTACCCGGACCAAATACTCTCTCTGTGTCGTTACTACCCCAACCGGAGGTTCGTTCCGTATGCTGGGCACTCCCTGCTGCTCCCCCAGCAACAACCTAACCAGCATTGACGGGGGCGCCGCTCCCGCCCCTACGGCGTAAGGAGGGATCAAAATGAAACGATCCACACGGATGATGCTCATGTCCAGTGGCAGCAATCGCCGCTACAACGATGGACGCAGCTATGAAAACTACGATGTTGATGATAAATTCCGTGACCGCCGTGGCCGGGAGCACTATGACAACGGTCGGTATGCGCCTCGTTCTGAGATGATGGAGCCGGAGGACCGGGGATATCGTCGATATTCTGATGGCCGTTTTGCCCCTCGCAATGATGGTGGGACGTGGGTGGAGAGCAACTACTGGGATGACCGCATGACGGGCCCTCAGTCCCACTATGGCTATCCATACTATATGCCTCCGGCCTATACTGATAGACGGGAGATGACTAGGCCCATGAATAAGATCGGATTCGCCATTTCTGGTGAGGGTGAAATGAAGACCCCCAGGGAGTTTGAACACGACTACCGCATGAACGAAATGGAATACCGGAGAGGTGGAGAGCGAATGAGTGGCTATGGAGCCGCTTCCGGGCACATGCCCTTCGACCGCCGCATGGCGGAGGAATGGACCGCCAATATGGAAAATGAGGACGGCACAAAGGGGCCTCATTGGTCGTTTGAGCAGGCCAAGCAGGTCATGGCCCAGCGCGGGATCGAGTGCGACCCTGCGGAGTTCTGGGCGGCCCTCAACATGATCTACAGCGATTACGTCAAGGTCGCCAAAAAGTTCAACGTGGGGAGCAATATCGACTTCTACGTGGACATGGCGAAAGCGTTCCTGGACGACAAGGACGCCGGACCGGACAAGCTCGCTAAGTATTATCAGTATGTCGTGAGATGACAGATCCGCCCTCAGAAATGGGGGCGGATTCATTCTGCAATAGATTAGCAATAGACAAAATTTTTGGAACACTTCTAACATTTTTATAAAGCAAAAAAGTGATGGAAACTAGCTGTTTAAGCTAATATCCATCACTTTTTGGTGGAGATAAGCGGGATCGAACCGCTGACCTCTTGAATGCCATTCAAAGAAAAATCCAGTAATATCAATACTTTCCGGGTTTTTTTCTGCAATAGATTAGTAATAGGCTAAATTGCATCAGTCACCTTTCGGAGGTCTTCAAAGGAGACATCTTGATAATGTCGGAGCATTTCAGGAGAGGTGTGGCCCATCAATTCCAGCTTGTCCTTATCGGAGCCAGCCACCCGCTTCATCATCGTTGCAAAGGTGTGGCGGCAGCTGTGTGGAGTGTATTTCCTCCTCTTGACACCATCGACCTCTAGTATTGGATTATCGATCCCGCAATCATCCAGCACAGAATAAAAGAGAGACCGATATGAGGCTATACTCATTTGGCTCCCATCAGAAGAACAGAAAACCGGACCAGAGAGCTTGTCTTTTGTGAGTCGGTCCACAATAGGCTGGATCTTCGGAGATACCGTGACGATACGGTCCTTTCCGGCGTCTGTTTTTGCACCGCCAATAAATGCACGTTCTTTTCGATTATAGTTGATGGCGTCCAATGCAAGAAACTCAGATGGACGGAATCCTAAATAACACTGGCACAGAACATAGTCCGCGCCTACGACCGATGAGATATGAGCCTCTATGGACCTGACAGCAGCCTCGGGAAGCGCATCTTTTCCAGAGCCAGCCTCTCCCCCAACGATCAGATACTGGCCCATATTGATTTTTGCCATATTGCGCGGGATCGCATACTTATAGATAAGCCCGGCCAGCGCTTTCATATTTTCCTGAGTCCGCTTTCCCTTCCCACAGGAGTCTAAACACTCCTGAAGATCATCCACTGTAATGTCTGCCAGCTTCTGATGCCAAATGGGCCTGAAATACTTTTTAGCAGCCCGGTAGCAGTCCATTGTTGACTTTCCGGCTCGGTGGGTCGGCTCCCAGGCATCATAGAGCTCGATAAAAGTGGTGGGACGTGTTTTGTCTTCTCGTCCAACCAATGGCAGATACTCCACAGCCTCTTTTTTCGTCCTAAATCCAGATTTTGAGCGGGTGATCCTCCGCATAGTTCCATCTGCTGCGGGCTCATAGCCGATGGTCCTTACGGCGATCCATTTTTTGTTGGGAAGCTGATATACGGAGCCCTGACCATTTCCGCGGCCTTTTGGATTCTGCCTTATATTTTGTGCAACTCCGCAGAGCATACAGAATCGGCTTCCATCTGGTATTTCTCCCCTGCATTTTCTGCATTTCATTGACAGTTTCCCTCCTATCATGTAAAATAGAAGGGCAGATTGCCTACCATAGCTTCTGCCCCCCTTCCCTGCCCGGTGTTGGTAGCGCCGGGTGGGGATTTTTATTCATCCACGGGTAATTTTCCTGATTTACCCATCAATTTCTTTTCATCAGCTTTGACTCTGCGCTCGACTTTCTTTATGTCTTCATCTGGGGGAAGCTCCTCTGGAGTAATTCCACGCTCCTGAAGCATAGAGCGAACACTCTGATTATTTTGAACGTGCTCTTGAGTTATTGGCTCTTCTCCCTGTAAATCATTTTCCTCGATATTTAGATTGGTCATTTCTGTGGCAAGACCTTTAGCGGCAATCGTTACTGGAGGCAAACGGTCTGCCAGCGGTCCGTACTTGATACCATACTTTCTCTTCATATCATCAGTTGTATATCCACCAAATAATGCTTGATCTCCTTTTGAACGAATACGCCCAAAGCCTCGCTCGTCTACTCCACGTTCGTATATATTTTGGGATAGACGCTTCTCAGCTGTCTTTAACTGTTCTCTAAGTTGTAAACGATTGATGTCAGAAAGTCGCTGTTCAATAACCTCTTGCTTCCGTGTTTGGACCGCGAAATAAGTCTGGGCAAAGGCTATTTCTTGTTTTTGAGGGTCTCCATTTTGTGCAATTAAATAACAAGCATACCTTGTTAGCATAATATCTGAGATTACTTTTACCCCACCATTGGGCATTGGAGATGTTTTCGTGATGTCACGAAAACATTCAGAGACCAGGGTTCCAGCTGTTAGGCATGAAATTTTCGCCTTTTCTATGGCGTTGACAAAATTTTCCCACCTTACATACCCAAGCGCTGATTGTAGTTCTCTTGCATACCAGAACTCTACTCCATCATCAGTAAAATGAGAAATTTCATCGAAACTTAGTTTTAATTTGATGATTTGATTTTTGTCCATCTTATCTGTCCTTTCATCTATATACCCCCCTGCCAAAATAGAAGATTGATTTTATTCTATTTGTTTTATTTTCTTACACAATTTTAAATAATGCCATAGTAAGTTGATTAAAAAGTTTGATTTGTCGCGGCCGAAAAAGATTTTGTTAAAGGATATTTTTTCTTTCCCCGCTCAGTGTTTCAGCACTGGGCGGGGATCTTATTTACCCCTCCCTCTCCTCGCCTCTCTCCTGTCCAGCTCTTCGTTGATCTGCTCAGTCTGCTGGATGATATGCCTCAGACCCTCCTCTGACATTCCCTTCCGGTGCGCCTGGGCGCACACCAGAAACGCACGAGCTTCAGCACAGAACGAGTCATCGTCCAGGGACTTGATTCTCTCTACGGTCCATGAGGTGATATTTTCGGGGGTGAGATGGTTCATATTGATAAGACTCAAAGCTAAGACTCCCAATGATAACCGCAAGATTGACACACGCACATACTTTTATGTGTAGTTGTTGTTTTATATCTCTTTGGACGAAATAGTTTTACAATGATGGCTGGGACGGTAAAAATAAGCCACTTAATTGGAAGCCAGTACCACCCAACAAAAACCCACCAAAGAATACTTCTGTGTTTCGTTTTCAGGTTCGTCTCGGAAACCATCTGGACGTTAACATTTTCACTCCCGCATTTCGGACATACCATTTTTCATTCTCCTCTCTATCTTTTCCGCCCTCTGGCGGCGGGGTCTCTAGAAATATAGTTCGGTCGCCAAATTCCCATAGGTGTACCAGCAGACGGCCTTCTTCACGAAGTCCTCGGTCACACCGAAATACTCTGCTAAGTCCCAAAACTCCGTGTGTCCCTCCGCAACGGCTTCATCGAGGTCAACAACTGGTATCATTTCCTCGATTGCCCACTTGTCTGCCCTGTGCTCGTGCTTCTGCCGGACATCATGGGCCGCCCACCGGTTATAAAACGCCCCGGTTTTACAATGCCCAAGCTCATGGGCCAAATGGACACGTTTGCTGGCCTCATCTTCCAACACGCCGTAGTCCATTCCGATATAACACCGCCTGTCCGTCTGTACACACATGGAGCCATTCTCCGGGATGCTGAGATACATAATGGGAATGTCTGAATCCTGCGCCTCTTGAAACAGTTTGGCAGTCTCCATTATTTCTTCTCCTTTTCCGCCTCCTCCCGGAGTTTGACCATCTGGGCGAAGCGTTTTACTTCATCATACATGGCGTCGGTGATTTCACCGTCGCCCCCAAACAGGGCAAATTTAATATCATCGTCGCTGACAGCGCGCTCACCCTCCTGGGTGGGCGCTTTTTTTGTGTCAGTTCCTAAAAGGTACCCAACAGAAACAGCAAAATAGGCGGCCATCTTATCAGCGTTTTTGGCTGAAAGGCCATTTTGCCTACCCATTTTCAAATCAGTCAAAATACTTGGTTGTATCCCAATATCCTTACACATCCTGTATCCTGACACATTCTTTTCTTTGCACAGAGATATAATCCGATTATATAAATCCGACATATAAGGCCCTCCACATTTGTGCATAGTGACAAATATAGAGTTCCGTACCAAACCATCTTGACTATTACCGAAATCCGTGGTAATATTTGAGCATGGACATACGGAAATCTATAAATATCCTCTTCTTGACACCTAGAGTATATTACACTTTTCCGTAAATGTCAACAACACGATATGGGGAGGAACTGCATTTTGTCAACAAGACTTAGTGATGTGGGGAGGTTGGCCAATGAATATTAGTTACCGGTACATTGACCCAGATATGATTTTCACAAACAACCGCGAGGAAGTAATCAGCCGTATTCAAACGGGCGAATGGGACTGTGGGCTTTGTCCTCAAATGTTCGGTTATGAGTCTGGGTGCTACGGGCTTTTCGTTCCTGATAAGCCCAAAAAGAGAACAAGAGAGGAAGCCGAAGCGTGGCTTTCAGGTATTGAGCAGTCTGGCGGGAAAGCGTTCAATAACGAACCTTTCAAGCCTGATGGCTTTTCGGATAAACTGCCGGAGTCTCTTTATCCCAGTCAAATCTGAGGATATAGCCGTTCCCATGCTCTGAAATCCCGGTATAAACCCATCCAAGTCCAATAAAACTTTGAATGATTCTGGAGATCGATGCCTCGTCTCGATTTTTTGTAACTACTCGCTCAGTTTTCATTATCTGAACTCCTTTAAGTATGATACTTTCTCCGTTTACCAGCATTTAATTGTGTCAAAACAAGATTACTACATTCTGTAAGCAATGTAAAGGAGGGGAAACATAAAATTGGCAAAACTTAGTGAATTTGGAAAGGACATCAGCAAGCGGTTGATTGACCTGAGCAAACCACAGACCTGGTTGATTGAGGAAGTCCGAAACAAGACCGGCCTGTACTTTGACGATTCTTATATGTACAAGATTAAAACAGGTCAGCTCTCCACGCCTAAGATTGTCCAGGCCATCAGAGATATTTTGGAGATTCAGGATTGCAATCAGGATACCAGCTCAGAAGCACAATAAACCGGACTATTCCATAAAAATGGAAAAATAATCCGCCCCTGACGGCACGATAAATAAGGGAGGGGGGTGAGAAAGACGGAGAAGGCAAAAGAAATCCTCGGAAAGCAGATGGAACTACTGTCCGAGGATTTAGGCAGAGAACTGAATTTGTCAGGTGATTCAACTGATATCGGCGTAAATTCAAAAATATATGCTGGGTCATTTTTCATAAGAGAGCCATTGAGCCATATTATTTTCGAATCTCTATAACAGACAGATCTTTGTTTACGGAATCAACCAAGTTAGCAACATCACAACATAACTAAAACATAGCCGCATCTTCGGCAGAAAGGAGACGTTATGACGCTGGCAGAAATCAAAGCCATGAACAAAGATGTCCTTCTTCCATCAGAAGCCGCGGGCCCACTTGGTTGTGATCCACACTATATCCGAGTGGCGGCGAAGAAGAGGCCGGAGCTACTTGGGTTCCCTGTAACACTGATTGGGAACCGGGTAAAGATCCCTCGCCTTGCTTTCATCCAGTACATGGAGGGGACCTTGGAAAATGAGGATGCCCCCGCCCGTGGTGGCACACGGGAGAGGGCAAGAACCGATGACCAGTGAAATCATCCTGTCCCTTGTATTGTAACACGGGGGCGGGAGGAATACAAGGAGGAAATGTGAGACAGCTAAATGTTGATCCCGAATTTCGGGATAAGATACCACCCTTGTCAGCAGACGAGTTTTCCAAACTGGAAGAAAATATCGTCACTGATGGGGAGGTCCGAGAGCCGCTTGTGGTGTGGCACAACACCATCATTGATGGGCATCACCGTTACAAAATCGTCCAGAAACACCCGGAAATCCCATTCAAGGTTAAGCAGATGGACTTCCCTGATAAGTGGGCGGCTATTGTTTGGATGTGCCGGAACCAGTTGGGACGGCGGAATATTACCAGAGAACAGCGCGATTACCTTCTATCTCAAGAGTACGAGGCGCAGTGCAAGACGGTTGGTGGAGACGGCTCAAACCAGTACGAGAAGAAAGAGCAATTAGATGAAAACCATCAAATTGCAAAAGGAGACACAAGAGCTGCAATAGCGAAGTCTCATAACATTTCTCAATATGAAGTTCAAAAGGCTGTTGAGTTTGGCCGTGGCCTGGACGCTGCCGAAAAGGTTTCTCCCGGCATCAAAGAGGCCGTCCTTTCCGGCTCTGTAAAAGCCCCAAAGTCTGTTATCTCTGAAATCCGCAATGCCCCAGAGGAAAAGAAACGCGAGGCCGTGGAGGCTATCAAGAAGGGGGACACGGACACCGCGAAGGCGATTCTCCGCCCTATCCCAAAGGTTGAGCCGGAGGAACCGCCAGCCCCGTTCACAGTTTCGGAGTTTCAGGAGCTTATCCATACAGCTATCAAGGCCCTGGATGCTTCTTTGAAACAGCATATGGTTCTTGTCCATCGGGAAATGCTTGATATTCCGTCTGGGCGTGACGCTGCTATGAAGGAACTGGACAGGGGCATTGAGGTCATCGAAAAATATAAAAACATGATAAGGATGGTGAGCGAGAATGGCACAGAAAATTGAAGTCCAGCTTTTAGACCTTAACACAAAGGACATTCTGATTGATGACCTCGGTCAAAGAGATGTAAACCGGAGACGGGCACAGTTCAACAAGATCATGCGTACATTCGATCCGAATCTCATCCAGCCTATCAGCGTAGCCCTGATTGATGGAAAGTATTACTGCTTCGACGGTCAAATGACCATGAAAGTATTAAAGGCCAGAAACGCTGGTCGTGACCTCTGCGTAAAGTGTCGGGTCTATAACGGAATGACAAAGATGGACGCAGCTAATATGTTCATCAATCAAAGAGGTACAACAAGCCGTGTTACATTAACCGATAAAATTCGTGTTTTAGGGAATTACGGAGATCAGAAGTCCATGGATTTTCAACGAATTACGGAAAAGAACGGCCTTGAAATATCGTGGACAGGGAATAAGGCAAAAAACGCGGTTATAGCGGTCAGTACACTTTGGAACGAGTTCCTTTCTTTTAACGACAATGATCTTTATGGGTGTTACATTCGAGTAATCAAACAGTCTTGGAATGGAGAACCAGCGGGCGCACAGGCACAAATTCTTCGCGGACTTGGACTGTTCATGAGGACATACAAAGGGCAGTTTAAAGAGGATATCCTAATTGAGAAACTGTCAAAGAAAAATCCGAATGATATCGTAAGAGATGCACAAGTGGATAGGACATCTGGAGCTAGAAAATACGCTGTCCAGATTTTGCTAGCTTACAACTTCGCTCAGAGAGAGGCCAACCGGTTGCCAAATCTCCTGTAAATAAAAGCGCCCCGGCCAGCGCACCACCGCCGACCGAGGCTAGCAAACCTAACTGATAGCGCCAATTAGGCTTGATAGATATATGATACTAGAACATTCGTTCTCTGTCAAGCCGGAAAGGAAAAAATATGGCAGAGAAAGAGACAAAAATTGGACGCCTCAGCTCCATTAAGGAGCTCGGAGAGCTTGGCGGTGATGTCAAAAACCAAATGGATTGGCTGAACACTCAGGTGTATGGCATGACGTTTGATGAGCTGATCCGGTATATGGGGAGGCGTGACGATGACGCCAAATGAGACCATCCGCCGCATCACCCAGCAAGCTATGGAGCGGCACCGGCTCTCACAAAGGGGTCTTGCCCATGAGATCGGATGCGGCGAAGGCTCTATTGCAAAGATTCTGGACGAGCAGGAGGATCGTCTCCCTCAGGAGCAGTGGTTTTATTTGATGACGTTGGGAGGGAAGCAGCTTGCGTGACTGGATGCTCGTGGGCGCATACGCCTGCATTATTGTAGCAATGGCGCTGATAATTTGGGACATATGGGATAGGAGAAGGAAGAAATGAGAACACGAGAAGAGCGCCGCCAGAGGGCCCGAGAGATCCGGTGGATGATCGGAGTAGGAGCAATGCTCTGCCTGACCTTCTGGGGCGGTATGGCATTTGCCTTTTGGGTCATGGGGTGATGAAATGGAGAACATCGAACATCCAGACATCACCGCTGCCATGCGGACGGGGTATCCAGAATATGTGAACCCAGAGAATCAAGACAACCCAGAGAATCGGGAGCAGTTTATCAATGAAAGGCCCGATCTCCTTATCAGATGGCTTCGCATTGGATACCCGGATATCTTAGAGGAATACATTGAAATGAACGGACCGGACTACCGGGAATGGCTGAATTAGGAGGAAGATATGGAGAGCTTTATTTTACGAGTTTTGGCTCTGCAATCAGAGCTGAAAGCGCCTAAAGGACAGACAAATAAATTTGGTGGCTATAAATACCGCTCTTGTGAGGATATTCTGGAAGCAGTAAAACCACTGTTGAAGAAATATGGGCTTGTCCTCACGGTCGGAGACGATTTGATGAATATAGGCGACCGGTATTATATCTGCGCTACCGCAACACTTAGGGATACAGACAGCGAAGCAGCCATTAAAAACAGCGCATACGCCCGTGAAGCGTTTGAGAAGAAGGGAATGGATGAGGCTCAGATTACCGGAACCGCATCCAGCTATGCTAGAAAATACGCTCTGAATGGTCTGTTCTGTATTGACGATACAAAGGATGCGGACACGGACGAATATACTGAGCGGACCAGAAGAGGGAATGAATCACACCATGGGACGCTTTGCTCTGACTGTGGACAAACCATATTTGGGACTTTGAAACGAGATGGAAGCGACTGGCCTGCACAAGAGATCGTGACATACTCCACCGGAAGATTTGGGCGTCCCTTATGTCCGGCGTGCCAAAAGAAAGCTTTTTCGGCTGAAAAGGCGGCAAGTAAATGAATCTTACATTTCAAGATGCCAAGATACAGATGGACGGCGGAGTATGGCTCTGTATAAAAGTCAATGAGCCGGCTTTAGCCAGAACCTTCATCCTGGACAAGCAAAATCGTCTCTATGACTGCGAGATCAAGGAGCACCGGGAAAAGCGGAGCCTGGATGCCAATGCCTACTGCTGGGTCCTTTTGGACAAGCTGGCGGACGCTATCCGCTCCACGAAGGAGGAGATCTATCTCCAGAAGGTGCGGGAAGTTGGTCCATATAAGGACTTTTCATTGACCGAGGATGAAGCAAAGACTTTCCGAGTGGCATGGGAGAAGCTTGGCACTGGATGGCCCACAGAACAGGTAGACTATGGCCGAGACGGAGACCGGGTGGTGGTGAGGGCCTACTATGGTTCCTCTACCTATAACACAAAGCAGATGTCCAGACTCATCGACAGCATCGTGCAGGACTGCAAAGACCTTGGAATTGAGACATTGCCGCCTGAAAAGCTTGCGGCTATGAAGGAGGAATGGGGACGTGCATCGGCAGACTAAGGCAACATCCATTCCAGCGAAGGTAAAGGCTGCTGTAGCCGAAAGAGACTGTACTCATGGCCCGGCAACCTGTATCCTCTGCGGTGCTCCTGGCGGTCCCCACTGTCATGTGGTGCGCAGATCTCAGGGCGGAATGGGGGTCGAGGAGAACATCGTCACCCTCTGTGATAAATGTCACTATGCTTTTGATGAAGGACTGTTTATGGACCGGCTTCGCCCGTTGGGATTTAACAGCCGGGAGGACATCCGTACTTATATCATCGACTACCTCAAAGGATTTTACCCTGACTGGAGCGAGGAGAAGGTGAGGTACAAAAAATGGGACTGACACAGTGTGAGCGAGTGCTGCACTATATGGAGGACTTTGGGACCATCAACCCCATGCAGGCCATTCAGGACCTTGGATGCTACCGCCTGGGGGCCCGTATCTGGGACCTGCGTCATGCTGGACATCCTATCTCCCGCCGTATGGTATCAGGAAAAAACAGGTATGGCGATAGTGTCAGCTATGCCGAATACAGATTGGAGAATAGAAATGCTTAACCATATCACTATTATGGGACGTTTGACCCGAGATCCAGAGCTCCGGCATCCCCAGACCGGAACGGCTGTGGCCTCCTTCACTCTGGCGGTGGACCGGGATTTTAAGGACAAGGCTACTGGAGACTGCACTACCGATTTTATTGATGTGGTAGCCTGGCGGCAGACCGGCGAGTTTGTCAGCCGCTACTTCACAAAAGGTCGCATGGCCGTGGTAGATGGCCGCCTTCAGCTCCGTGACTGGACGGACAAGGACGGCAACAAACGCCGGAGTGCTGAGGTCATTGCAAGCAATGTCTACTTCGGGGACTCCAAACGAGATCCTGGGTCCGATGCTCAATATGGAAATGATGACCAGGAGCAGTTTTCTGAGCTTACAGATGATGATGGCAGTTTGCCCTTTTAAGGGGGCATGAAGTGTGCCGAACCGAATTATAAAAGAATCGATTTGTACAAGTGAAAGTCTTGATGGATTGAGCTGGTTTGAAGAAGTCTTTTTCTTTCGGTTGATCGTGAATTGTGATGATTATGGGCGCTTTGATGCAAGACCGGCGGTTTTGAAAGCAAGGCTTTTCCCGCTGAAGGATCGGATCACTCTGAAGGATGTGTCCAGTGCGCTGACGAAGCTGGCGGATATAGGCATCGTGAGGCTGTACGAGTGTGACAGTAAGCCGTACCTATATCTCCCAACATGGGAAGTCCACCAAACCATCCGTGCGAAGAAAAGCAAGTATCCAGCTCCTGATCTCAGCGAGAGTACATCTGAAATCATTTGCAAGCAATTGCAAGCAAATGTCTCCGTAATCCAATCCAATCCGAATCCAAAAGAAAAGACCCCTTCGGGGTCTAAAAGAAAAAGTTTTGATCCGCCAACAGTAGACGAAGTTCGGGAATATTGCGAGGGGAAGAAGAACGGAATAGACCCTGAAGCATTTGTAGACTATTATGCGGCAAGAGGCTGGAAGTACGGCCCGGGTCGTCCGGTCGTGGACTGGAAAGCCGCAGTAAGGACCTGGGAAAATAGGAGGAAGCAATCAGATGGCGATGACTACTGGAGCAAGTGATGCGCTGTTGTTCCGGCCTGATATGATGGACCCATCACAGCCGTCTGGGCTGTGGTGGTGTAAGGACGCAGAAGACATGCAGACTGTTGGAATGAACGCTGTGTGCAAAGGGATTCTAGCCGAGTGGAAGGAGCTCGAGCCGTGGATGGAGTATATCAACTCTTTCCCCTACATCCTGATCGTGATACCACCGGGGCTGGAACAGGATACAGCAGCCGAAGAGCTGGAGGCAAGGGTGTCCATCCCGATCATCATCCCTACAGCAGATAGTTTTCATGGGTATAAGAGCTTGTTCTCCTTGGTTGGAGAACGTGGGATAAGAGCCTTGGATAATCTTCTGCTGAACGGAGAAGAAGCTCCTGTCCATGGGATCATCAACCTTGCAGATGTGGATTGCCAGAAGAGGAAAAATGCAAAGCGTGTGATCTCTGGAATACATGAACTGGACACTGCAATTGGTGGTTTTTCTTCCGGGGAATTATCCGTTTGGACAGGGAAACGTGGAGAAGGGAAGAGCACACTTCTGGGGCAGATCCTGCTTGATGCAGTCAATCAGAACCATGTTGTATGTGCCTATTCCGGTGAACTGCCAAAAGAGCAGTTTAAACTCGGTCTATTGCAGCAGGCGGCTGGATATCTCAATGTGACACGAAGAGTGGATCAGAGAAGCGGTCGGGTCCTGTTTGACGTGAATAAAGAGGTCCTTCCTTATATCGACAAATGGTGGAACGAGCGCCTTTTCTTAACAGACATCCAAAGAAAAGAGGCGCACGATGAAGCAAACATTCTAAAGATTTTTGAGTATGCCAACCGTCGATATGGAGCAGATACGTTCCTGGTAGATAACATTATGACTGCGGAACTGAAAGACGAATCAAGCCTTGGATTCTGGAGGGCTCAGTCCTCATTTACAGGGCGTCTGGTTGCTTTTGCCAAAAGACTTGACGTGCATGTGCACCTTGTGGCACACCCAAGAAAGACAGAGGGCAGACGTTTGGAGGCGGATGACGTTGGAGGATCTAGCGACATTACAAACAGAGCTGACAATGTATTCAAGGTTGAACGAGTACCCGAGGAGAGAGAACAGGAACTTGGGTACTCCTCCCTACTCACTATTTTGAAAAATAGAGAGTTCGGAGCTAGAGCAAGGATCAAACTTGAATATAACGAGCCATCCAGAAGATTATATGAAGCTGGAGGGCGGCCGATAAAGTGCTATTCATGGGAGGAGGCGCGGAAACGTGGACAGAGTCTATGAATTAGTCATGGGCGAAATCAAAAGAAAGCGTGCTCAGAGAGATTTTATGAGGTCAGAAGGTCTTGATAGATATTCGGAAATGTATGAAGAGGTAGCAGTCGCCCTACAAACAGTTTTAGATTCGTATTCCAAATCGCTAGAGTAAGGGGTGCGGAGGAATGCTGAGTTTTATCATCAACTACCCAACGACCCAAAAAGGGAAGTCAGAATGGAACCGGAGATTTGGCCTGAATGCCTATTACGCGGGAAAGCACCCACAGCAGCGGCGGAGGGACGCGGAAGAGCTCCATATGATCGCTCGGTCGGCTATGCACAAGGCAGGGATCAGGAGCAAGATGATAGACCGACCGGTGAAGGTTAAATTTTACTGGGATGACGGCCTGGACTGCGATAATCATGCGGTTTTAGGGAAAGCGTTTTTGGACGCAATGAAAGGGTACATATTACCGGATGATAACCGGAGGTGGGTCCAGAAGGTGTCACATGAGTTCTGGGATGGGGGCGCGATCAAGGTCGAGATCATGCCAGGAGGTAGGCCGTATGCATGAAAATCCATGTTGGACCTGTCAGAAAGCATGCGGAGGTTGCTCCTGGAGCCGCAGCTTCTCCCCTGTTCCAGGCTGGAGGGCCAACAAAACGAAAAAACGAGGACAGGGCGGCACAAAGGGCGGCTACATAGAGAGCTACTACATAAGGTCGTGTCCGGAGTATGATCCAGAGCCAAAGCGGGATATCCCGGAAGAGAGAGGCGGTCAAAGGCTCAAATATGACATCGACAAGGTGATGCTGTTGACCAGGGCCAGAATGACAGAGGCGGAGATCTGCCGGAGGATGGGCGGTATGCCGCTTGATACACTGAGGAGATATAAAGCCATATTGAGGAAGCGAGGAAAACTATGCTAGAATTAGAGCAAAGGGCCCTCCTGGGCGACCACGAGGCCGCCAGGCGGCTGACGGATGCGGGGGTGCTGGTGGCGTGTCCGTTCTGCGGGGGGAACAATATTTCTGAACGGGAATCTGCCTGTTTATTTGGGCGGTCTTCATATCAAAGAACTTATAAGTACGTTTTTTGCGAGGACTGCTATTGTAAAACTGCTGATTATGGAACCAAGAAAAAGGCCCGCCTCGCCTGGAACACCCGCGCGCCGATCCTGAGCGCGGAGGAGATGGAGATGCTGGAGGGGATGAAATGACACGGGAAGAAGCGGTTGAAACCCTTGAAAACCATACTCAATATTTTGTGCCTGTGCAGGATTTAGGTGCGTTGAATATGGCTATTGCCGCCCTCCGCCCCGTCAGCCGGGAGCAGCTATCTGAGTTTAAAACTTGCGATCTGGTAGACGAACTAAGAAAGCGTGAGGGCGTAGAAACACACATCGCAGAGCCGTACCAAGATGTGACAGTCTCAGTAAACGGCCCTGCGGTGGTGCTGGTAGTTATAGATTAGACCTTGGAATATCCATACCTACCCTTGATAAATGCGTGGAAGTATTTTCCGTGGGACCCTGCGGACATGAGCCCAGCATATACAGACTGCGGGACACCGAAATAGGCGTAGGTGCCACCCTTATGAAATGAGATGTAGAGAGTCCCATTTTCATATCCGATACTGGCTATGTCCGTTGAGGAAACTGGATGCATGACCATGAAATCACCTCACTTTCCACGCAGTTAAATAATACTACACAGAATGGAGGATTTGTAGATATATGGGGAAAATCAGCCGGGAGAAGGTGGAGAAGGTCTGGAGGGGTGTGTGGAAACACTATTTACCGCCTTTGGGAGCTGGAAATATACAGTGCCGATGTACAAAATGCGGGAGAACCCCTGATGTAGAAACACCTTTCTGCGCATGGTGCGGCGCACCCATGACGGACGAGGCCGTGGAGATGGTGATGGAGAAAATTAACAATATGGAGGAAATGACAAATGAGCATTGATTGCAGATATTTTACCAACGGGACAAAAACCGCATACACATTAAAGCATACTGATACTGGGCTGGTTGAGGAATTTCCAAAGTTTGAGGACATTCCAGCAGAGGTACGGGACCATTTTAAGCGACGGACTATGCCGGAGTTCTGTGGCCCTGACCTCTCTACCCTTCTTGGGCTAAACAGTGTATTTTACCCTGATTGGCCGAAAGCGTGTGGACACCCTGACTATCAGGGGAAACGATGTATAGCTGAATCCTGTAAGTATGCAGAGGCGGGAGGATGGGAGAAATGTCCGTATTTCACAAAGTAGTGGAGATGGTGATGGAGAGATTGGGGGAGCTGAAAGATGGACCGGAACAATGAAACTATTCGGCTGGCAAAGAAAGCCGCTGACGCATGGAGGGACACTGACACATATCATCAAGCGGCTCAAATTATTGATATGCTGATTTCTGCATTGGAGGGAGATCCCACCCTCACCCCGCCGAACGATCCGCTGACGCTGGAGGAGTTGCGGGAGATGAACGGGGAGCCGGTTTACATGACTTTCCCCTCAGACACTGGGAATCAATGCGGTCATTGGGCATTAGTTGGGACGCAAAGATGGGGTGCTGTATCGCTGATTTATGGTTGCGGATGGTCAAGTTATGAATCCGCCGTAGAAACTTTAGGGGCAAAATTTTACCGCCGCCCGCCGGAGGGAGAGGAGCATTGCTATGGCTGACCTGATATGCTCTATGATCTGCAAACACCGCTCTAAGCGCCCTCTGCGGAAGTGGCGGAACAAGGATGGAAGCCCGTGCTTTGGGTGCAGTCTGAAATATGTGAAGATCTCCCGGGTGTTTGACATGGATGGAGATATTTGTGCCGTTGCCGGGGAGGGGAACATGGCTCATTGCGCGTTTTATGAGCCGCTGGATGAGCCGGAGGGAGAGGAGGACACCTGATGGACATTGAGAAGCTGATTGTCAGCCTTAGATCCCCATCATGGCAGGATCTTGAGGACCCGGACGCCCCCCTTTTAGAAGATGCCGCCCACGCCCTCTCCACGCTCTGGGACGAAAACGAGAGGTTGCGGGAAATGTATCAGAAAGAAAAAGCGGTTTGCCATGCTACGCAGGCCGAACTGGAGCAGATGAAGCGGGAGAATGAGACCCTAAAACATGCATTACAAAATTGGCACGAGGAGGACTGACATGGAACGGTTGAGTGACTTTGCTGCTGATATTGTCAATGATCTGTATGAAAATTCTGATTGGTACGGCGACCGCTCTTTGATAGAAGCTGCCATTAACCGCCTCGCAGCCTACAAGGACACGGGGCTGGAGCCGGAGGAAGTCAATGTTATCGCTGGCCTTGCGTCTGAGAACTGCGCAAAGGTAGCGGACAAGATAGACCAGCTTCTTTCCGATGACAAAGAGCTGGAGCAATATCGCGCTCTCGGCCCCATTGACCGCCTCCGCGAACTTAAACAGGCCGACGATGAGGGACGGTGCGTGGTGTGTCCGTGCAAGGTTGGAGACAAACTGTACGAAGTGGAAAGGTACAGAAACTCCGGGAAAGTGGAAATCGTAGAACGTATAGTACAATCCATAGAATTTTTTGCGGACGGGTACTATGTAAAAATGTACCGTTGGAGACCTTGCAAAGAAACGAATGGAGTATTAAGTCAAAAAGTGGATAGCTGGGTAAAAATAGAGGATTTCGGGAGAACCGTCTTTTTTGCCCGCAAGGATGCCGAGGCCGCACTACGGAGGGAGCTAGAATGAGTACATTTGGAGATTGTCCAAAACAATCAATTTATGAAGATATTTGTTACCACCAGAGTCAAAATAATATCTCCAAGGTAGAACTTATGACAATGTTGGCTGAAATTATTGCCTATATAGGGGAGAATTTTGAATGAAGGAGTACATCGAGAGGGCAGCCGTTCTGAAAGTCCTGGAGGAATATTACCCTGGAGTAGATGAGCGACTACATATTGTCAAGGATATTACGTCTATCCCCACCGCCGCCGTTGCGGAGGTGCGGCACGGAAAGATTATAGAGACTATCAAAGATGGCAAAATGAATCGAGTGTTCTCATGCTGTGGACATGATTTTACGGAATTAACATGCTGGTATATGCCAAAATACTGCCCCAACTGCGGCGCTCGCATGGACAAGGAGGACGAGCATGGAAGCGAATTTGATTGACCGCGATGTTGCAGAGGATTATTTTGGGTGCTCAGATTGGGAAATCTTAGCAAAAGAAACTCTTAGAGAAGTGCCACTCGTCGACGCCGTGCCTGTGGTCAGGTGCAGGGAGTGCAAGCATTATCATTCCGATACAGGCTGGTGCGATCAACTATCATATTTTCAGACCTCGGACGGGGAACCTTGTTCTCCGGCTGAGAGTACGGACTGGAAGATGTTCCAAGAAAACGACTATTGTTCTATAGGACAGCGAAAGGAGGCCGCCCATGATAAACACCCATCCGACCCGGTGTAATATCTGCGGCGGGGCTGTGACCTACGGCTCAAATTCCAGGATCTATGGCCGGGAGTACGGGAGCGGCTACTGCTACCTTTGTGAGCAGTGCGGGGCCTATGTTGGCACGCATAAGCCCCGCCCACGGGAAGCCTTGGGACTGCTTGCCGACGAACCGATGCGGACCGAGAAGCAGATGTGCCACGCTATCTTCGATCCGCTTTGGCAGGGGAAGCCGAAAGCAGGAAAGAAGCGGCGCGACCTTTACCGCTGGCTGGCTCACGAAATGGGGATACCCGTGGAGGGCTGTCACTTCGGCTATTTTGACATTGACCAGCTCCGGCGGGCGTACATCATCCTGCGGGGCATACAGGGCAAGCAGATGCGGTATGACAACTGCGGGAGAATCCATTTTGAGGATCCCGCCCACGAACCAAAATAGAACTATACTTACACATTTTGATAGCAAAGATGAAAATTTCTGGTGGTAAATATGAATAAAATCTGTTTCAACTGTCAGTGGTGGGAGCCGTTCGCCAGTGTCTGTTGTAATTGGGAGTCCAAAGATTGCGCGGACGTCATTCTTGCCGACCATACCTGTCCACACTGGGAAAACTATGAATCAGAAATGTGGGGTGATGACGATGAAGTTTCGGAGTAAGACGGGGCAGCGTCTTGATACGTCACAAAAGCTATGGGAAGCCATTTTGAAAGATCTGCACAGAATGAGTCCCCGTGAAGCCGCCCGCCTGATGGGCTATGAGGTGGTGGAGGATGATGCCGTAGAGGGCATGTGCTGCGACTGTGCTCACGGTGGCCCCTGCTGTTCGCCCGATGAAA